TCACACCACCCTGTCATCCTGCATCACGCTGTTGATGAAGAACGTCACCCGCCCCATCACCTCAACCTCTTCCGCAGCCTCCCCCTCTATCGCTTCACCATCATCACAAATCAGCACCCTGCCCATGACTCTGGCAAACTGAGTCCGTCCGCCGCTGAGGATTAGCAGAACCTGATTCTGTACCAGTCTGGTGCACGGCTCGATAACCGCAAAGCCAGACGAGGTTTCGAGGATGCGGCTGTTCATGCCGATCCCGCAGATAATTTCCGGAGATAAACGCGGTGCTACGAAATCAGCCGCCGGTGAAGGAAATCCCATCAGTGCACCCTCCCCATGTTTCTCAGGATCCAGTACCGGTTATCGCTACCGTCTGTCGTCTTGTCAGCGAAGCCTGGCTGATTGCGCTCTATCCATGCATTGGCGTCGGCTCGGGTGAAGTGCCAGTTAAAACTACGCAACTTTTCTATAAAGCTGTCTGTTCTCAGGTAGCGGTAGCCCTTTGGGTTAAGCTCTATGGCCGCAATAAAGGCGGCCTGAATATCTGAATTTCGGGGCATAATCTGCACTCCCTTTATTACTGTGTTTATATACAGTAGTTTCAAATGGAATGCAGATCAATTTGGGTTCGCCTATTAATTTTTAAGGCTGAATGTCCTCAGGCTGCTCTGTCAGTTCAAGAGAAGCTTCGGAAGCTCTTGTTTTCCAGATGCTATCCTCTGGCATATCGAGGCGAACGTCGATCCAGCTGTTGGCCGGAACATCCATAGGAGCCCCTTTTGTTTTGACGATCTCCCCTTCATCGCTCAGCATATATTTCCGCTTAAAAAGCCGAATCGTCAAACCACCGCTTTCTGTCTGCTCCGCTTCAACAACACCCAGTTCTCCCATTCCACCCGGGTCCATTGGCGGCAGCAATTGCCAGCCTTCTGATGCCAGGCCTGCCGAGCCGATAAGAACATACACCCCAACATCCAGCCGCGAGATTTTGATCCCTTCAGCCTCGGCGTTAGCCGTGCCGCAGCCGCACCATGTGAATCCATCATTTTCAACATCCGTACGCCGGTTCTCTTCCTGAGACTTAACGATTCTGGCAATGGGAGAAGCCTGCTTAATGGTTCCGTCAGAAGTTACTGTCGTATTTGAGGTTGTCCAGAATGTGAAATAACCGTCCTTAAAAGTGGGCAGATAGGTCACGCAAGTATTATTTCCGCCTTCCCATTGCCGTGCAGCAATGAAGGTTTTGTTACCCTCACTACCGAATGTAACTACCCGGCCGTAAGTGCCGTTTGGCTGGGCAGTCGACCATAAAGTAATTTGTGGATATGCTGCGGTAATTTTCAAAGTGCCAGTGAAGTTTTTCTCTCCTGAAATGGACTGGTTTCCTTCGGTATTTACTGTTTTGTCTAAACCGAGGTTTGTGCGAGCGTCAGCGGCATTCGTTGCCCCGGTCCCGCCCTGCCCAATGCTGAGGGCTGTTTTCAGCCCAGAAATGCTGGTAATGTCGCTGTTAGCCCCTTTCTTCGCCAGAGATTTTTGACCCGGCACGGTAACGGCATTGCCGTTGATAGTGATGGTGACATCAGATGTCCCGTTCATTACATCAGCGAACCCGCTCATGTAGCGCTGGTACATCGTGAAGGTTTCAGCGATATCCTGCGCCAGACCATCCACGCTCAGACTGTCACTCAGAAGAATGGCAAATCGGGTTCCGGCGGGAACTGCTGGGTTAGCCGCTGGCGTTACGGTGAGACTTGTTGCGCTGCCAATGGTGGTAATCTGAAATACCTGCACAGGGCTGGTCATTGCAATAACGGTACATCCGTTACGAATAAGAGATCCAGCAGCAGTGAAGTTTGTGCCGGTACCTGTAAGGGTGTTTCCGCTGATGGCGATAGTGCCAGTAGTATAAATCATGTTTTCTCCAGGCAATAAAAAACCCCGCCGGAGCGGGGTTTGTTCAAAACTGAATGGGTTAGTGGCAGGTGGTGCTGGTGAACGTGTTGGCGCTCACCCATGACCAGTTAAAGGGATAACCGGCGCGGTACTGCGTCTGATTGTTTTGTTTACGGACTCCGTAGATCTGGACGCTGCTTTCCTGTCCGCCGATCAGGGCTGTTCCGGTGCATACGGGTTGCTGCTTCTCAATAACGCCAGCGCAACCGGAGAGCAATACCGCTACCGCCAGGCAAAGAATCATATTTTTCATAGGGGTTATATCCCAGGGCATTCATGAAGATACACAATAACAATATGAATCAACGGGATATAATTGATTTGGTAGATCAATTATTCGAAATTGATCGCTAAAAACGATCAATCATAATTGGCGCAGTTGATGGCCATAATCACGTTTCTCAGATTCGAATACGCGACGTTCTGAAGGTTGCCGCCGGGGGTTGTCTGCGGCCTGGCGAATATCCGCGTATTGCTTCCCTCAAGTTTTGCCATGCTCTTGTATATGGCCGAGTAGGGCTGCGGTTGACCGCCAGCCGATACAACCCCGGTAATTAGTCCCAGCATGGCAGGCATGCAGGCCCACTTCCCCGCCAGAGTTGTATTGATGTTGTATCCTGAGCTGGCATCCACCCCGGCGGTACCGAGGGTGACAACATCGCTCAGCGTGCGCGTTTCGTTTGTTAAAATCAGCGTCCCTGATGCATCCCACACAGCCAGCCCGTAGTCTGGCTTTGTCTGCGGGAAAATAGAGAAAAAATAAACGTACGCTGTGCCGGTTGCATTCGGTCTGAGAAAATCAATCGTGATGGTGTTCCCGCTTATCGTCTGAGTGATTTCGACCTCAACCGTGCAATGAACGAAGGCGACAACAGGCTGGCCTGCGGGGAATGTGTGCGTCACTTTGGTATTGAACCCCGATGTTCCCTGAAGTGCCGCTGTCTTTCGCGCCTGAAGAGCGATTGGCGAGCTGTTCGCGGTCACCCATACTTCCCCGCTCGTGGTCGTCAGTAAAACGCCATACTCCGCCATTTATGCCCTCTCGATCTGGAAAATGAGATAAGCCGCTGCCGCAGGCTCAGTCCCTGCTGAGTAGTCGGTATCGCCTACTGCTGACACTGTTGCGGTTCCCCCTGAAATGGTGATCTTCCTCCGACTCGTACCAAACTGATCGCCGTTCATGCTCTGAAAATAGGTCAGCCTGCAACCCGGTGGAAGCGCTACGGTGTAAGAGCCTGTTTTCTGGTTCTGGGCCAGCTGGAGATAGCCACAAACGCTGACAGGCTTAACGCCATAGTTATTTACATTGCCTGAGGCGCCCCATGTCTGAACACCATATTCCGCCATCCAGTCCTCCTGAAAAAAAAGAGGCCCCGTAAGAGGCCTCCCGTTACCATGTTCCCGTGATTCTCCCGATCTGCACCCTCAACACATTGTTGGCATCCTTGACACTGATCGTTTGATTAGTCTGCTTCATGGCTCCCTCACCAGCTGTCGAACCGTAGTTCTCAAACGTACCTCCCTTATCCAGCCTCCATCCGACTGAGCCAGCGACATAGTCATTGGACTGGATGTAGTTGCCAATCTTGGCGTTGCCGATGGTGCCGTCCTGAATGAAGGTTTCCCGGATAAACACCTGCCCGTTCTGGATAACGAACGGCAGTGTAACCGCTCCCCCCGCCTGCGCCATGACGGCGAAGCGATCCGCCAGGAACAGCACCTGCGACTGCATGCCCGATGGAGTGTTTTCTACACCGATCCCCATTCCGGCGGCATACTGCTTTCCATTCGCGTCCACGGCAACCTTGATGCTGTACATCGCCTTCAGGTCACCACTAACGTTTGCTATCGCCTGAGCGTTAGTGCTGATCGCTGAAGTGTGCCCGTTGATGGTCGCCGTGATGCCGTTTATCTGCGTGGCCGTGGCCTGCTGATAATTGGAAAACGTCTGGTTCAGGCTGTTGATTGCTGCCTTGTTGCCGTTCACGTCAGTCTGCACACTCAGCAGCGAACGCGCCGTTGCCTCCCTGTCGCTTGCCATGACGTTATCAATACGATCGATGCCGGCCTTGCTGTCACCGTACTGCGCGCTGAGTCTCACCTGCTGATCAACCTGCGCCAGCGTACTCGTTATTAGCGCGATAGCGTTATTCTGGATGCCGCCGCTGGCAGTATCGGTTCTTGCTCCCAGCTCCTCCAGGCGGGATGCCATTGATGAAGTCGTGTCGGTGACAACCTGTCGCAACGTGGTGATATCAGCAGTGTTTTGTGAGCTGGCTTGTTCAGCTGCATCTGCCTTACCTGATGCAGCATCAGCTTTACTCGAAGCCGAATCAGCTTTATCAGAAATGACCTGAGTACTCGCAGTGAGCTGGTCAACAGCAGTAGCCCTTGCGTGAGCTTCATCTGACAGAGCCTGCCTTACCTCGGTAACTCCCGCCTCATTCTGCGCAGTTTTTGCCTCAAGACGAGTAACATCCGTGACGCGCGCCTCCGTTTCGGTAGCGATCACCTCCCGGAGCTGTTCGAAAGTCGCAGAGTTAGCGCCCTGTTGGGCTGTCTGCCGTACGACAACATCGGCAATAGCCAGCGCGTTTCCGATGATTGCTTCAGCGGTCTGCTTGTTCGAGCCAACCGCAGCAGCAAGGCCGTCTGCGTTCTCTTTGATTGCATCAGCCAGTTCTGCCAGTTTTCCACTGCTGTCCACCGCGCTCTCGATCAGGTCTTTGAACGTATCAGTCTCTTTAATTTCCTCCAGGATTGCATCGGTGATATCGCTAAAGTCATCCGTTGGCTTTCCTGAAGCCTCAACAAAATCAGAAACCCCGAACGCGTTGCGTGTCCGGACATAAACGTAATAGACGTGGTCAAACTTGAGCTTTTGAATGGTCCACTGGTTCCCCCTTCCGAGGAATTGAGTTTTGTTCTCAATATCATCGGTTAATGGGATTGGCGTCTCGCCAGCGTACCAGAACTCAAAAGAGGTATCTGATGTTGCCGTTACAGACATAACTGGCACCAGAGTGGCCTGTAATGGTCCGGGTATCCACTGAACGGAGTTAGGAGCCTTTGGCGCGCCTATAATAAGACTCACCTGAGTTTCGGCGCCTTTCATCCCGTTTTCATTGCGCCCACGAACGCCAAGCGTGTAGCTACCGGCAGCAAGGCCGTAAAAATCATAACGGAACTGGTCTGTTTCGTACTGAGATACCAGCTTCCCATCAGCACTGTAGATGTACAGCTCAAACACCAGCTTTTTAGTAGTGGTTGCCGTCTCCCACGTTGCTGTAACCTGGACGGTCTCGGTGTTTGTGTTCAGGATTCGCAGGTTTTCCACGTTAGGCACGCGGTAGCCGTTCAGCGTATCGCTGGGAACTTCAAACACTGCACCCTCGTCAACGATGGCCTGTTTGTTGGGGTCGTGCAATGAGGCCGTTATGCTGTATACGGAGTTGTTTTCCGTTTCGGCAACGCTCAGTATCCGGAAAAGGCGAATCGCAACGCTTGCGGTTGAAATGGCAAATACAGTTCCCGCCCTCACCCATTCAGGTTCGTTTTTGAGTGTGACGTTGTTTCCGTTAACGCCATCAATCTCATAGCGAGAGAACTTTCCGTCCCTCCCCATAATCGACATAGTGGAGCCGTCCGTTACTACCGAGGAATCAACCGCGTCAACCGTTATCACCCTCCCGGAATGAGAAACAATTCTCCCCCCGAGGCGAGTTCCTGCGTAGTCATTATCCATGACCTCAACGATATCACCCGGCGTGAAGTGGATGGCATCGCGTGCCATCTGGAAAGACAGTCTGCTGCTTTCACGCTTTGCTGTTTCCAGCAGCCATTTACCTGCCCGCCATGCCTGTCCGCGAGAGGTGCAGCCAAACGCCTCCAGAGTGGTTTCGTTGTAGTTCCCTTTGGCTATCATCTCATCGTCGGAAACGTACTCTTTCACCTGCTCCCATCCGTTGTCGGGGTCAGTCCAGGACACTACAACCGCATTGTATTTCTCTGAACGCTTTACAGAGCTTCGTTTGAACTCGCCATTCACAACGTTGGCGTTCGTGATTGTCGCAATCGGATCCTGTGGAGCGTCCAGCATTACGGACAGGCGCAGGCCGTCCCACAGCGCAATGCCACGGAACATGCTCGCTATCTTGTCGAGAATGTCTCGCGCACTCGCCTGCTCTGTGATGTAGGCGTTGAGCGTCATGCGTGGCTCTTTGCCGCCATACCCATCATCTACAAGCTGATCGCAATATTGCGACAGAATGTAGAGTGCGCCATCGTCAACATCGATGTATCCGGCGCGTTTCGCCAGGCCAAATCGGGTGTTTTTCGCCAGCTCACGGAACAGCCACGCCGGGTTGTTAGTCCATGCCTTTTTGAAGCCCCCCGTCCACAGCCCGGAGTAAGTTCTGGCAACTGGCTCGTAGTTATCCGGTACGTCAACGATCAACCCGCGAAGATGATATGTGCGGCTCGGCGTGTCGGTGTACTGGTCACGGTCGATGACTGAGCCGGCAACAGCAGAGAACGGATAGCTAAGGTTGTCGTCGGTGATCTCGCTGTAGCTGTTCCAAACAGTCCCGTTTGACAGCAAATCGCTGCTGCTGTCAGGCGTAATGCGGCGAACGCGGATATCAAACGGTTTGGTGTCGGGGGCATCAATGACGTGCGCCTCAAGGTACTCGCCAGAGATTTTCCCTGTAATCGTCACCGTCTTCTCCATGACCCAGCCCGACGAGCCAGTTCTGGTCTCGATAACCATCGTTACAGAGGTGTTTTTCTGGTTACCCTTGGAGTCCTGCTCCATGAGCCCGGTGACGCCGATGTTAAAACGAACGCGGGTCACGTCCTGATCTGTCACGGTTCTAACCAGCGGGGTATCGTAAGTGACCTCAGTGTTAACAATGGTCGTCGCTTCGATTGCAGAGAAGCCGTTGATTGGCTCCTGAGTTTCCGATCCAGGTCGCCAGGCAACACTAATGCCGTTCACGTTGACATTGCCGTTCGAGTCAGTGATAGGCGTCTTATTCAGCTTGAATGAAGACAGGTGCTCCTGATCCACCGGGCCCGCGATTGGCCCCTCAGATATCAGATCCAGTACCCGATAGAATTGTTTTGATTTGAGGTTATCGTCGAGTAGTTTTGGGGTTGATGCTTTACCGCCACCTGAAGACATAGCGCCACCTTAGCTGATTGATTCTTCCCAGTCGGAATTATTAGATGTGTCGATCCCGAGACTTATTACGTTGCTGCCGACCTCCATCTCGCCGAGGAGTATGGGGACAGGATGCCCCTGTCCGACCCTGTTTTCTGCACTGGTAAACGAGTTATTCGTGAGGGTGTTTGTTTCGGCCGCTTCCGCTGAAGTTTTGCTTTTCATGTTCCGGGACATGTAGATGGAGTAAGCAACCGAGGCGGCAGACAGCACCAGTGAGGCAATGAGAACTATCGTACTGGTCTCAAGTCCCGCCCCCTCAATCACCGGGACAAACAGCACTACAGAGCCATCCTTCAGGCGCCGATCCATGTGCCACTGCACCGAAGACGTTTCAACATCCTCACCCGCCACTCGCATTCTTACTCTGGCGTTCAGGAATGCTTTTTTGAACTCATGATTCTGAGCAAGCAAAAGACGAATGCCCTGGGCAGGGGTATCAACGTTCAACTCGACTTTGCGGAAATGTCGGCGTAAATGCCCTGCAAATTTAAAGATGAGCACTGTTCATGTCTCCATATGGAATGCATCTGCTTAACGTATGCCGGGCGCATTGATTCTCTCCGACTAAGGTGTCCGGCATGGTCGTGATGAAGTACCATGTTGCCATCGAGCAGAATCATTGCGTGGCAAGGGTCGGCGCCGGGGAATGGCTGCCTGATTATTACGTCACCTGGCAGCGCTTCTCCCGGCGATACCTGATTGAAGCCATTGCGCGACATGTTGTTCAGATAGAGATTCTCCCCTCTCAGCCACCAGCCATTCGTCCTTTCGAAGTCAGGGAGGTCAATGCCGCACAGGTGATACGCATCACGGAATAGCGTGTAACAATCAGTCACTCCGTGCTCGAACCGCCTCCCCAAAAGGTAATCCACCGGCCTGAACGTTCTGATTTTCCCGTTACAGGCCAGCACCCATGGAAGGCCCGATGCAACCTGGCATTTACGGTCGGCGCCGGACAGAACCGGGCTGTTCATTGGGTGAGAGTGGAATACCGCAGTCACCTCTCCAGCCTCCTCGGCCGCCAGCCAGTCATCATCACTGATTCGGAAGTGCTTTCCAGGTTCCGGGTGAACATTCCGACAGCGGAACAACTGCCCGCCATCCAGGATTAAGCCGCACACCTCATCCTGCGACGATGCCGCATAATCGAGTAATTCCTGCATCATGAAACCTTCTGAGAGCCGGGGAAGCTGCTGATAGGCATTGGCTCCGGTCGTGGATAACGGAAGCGGCAGCCGCTACGGCGGTGAGAGCACTTATCTTTCGCCGGGTCAGTGGTTGGATTGTCGCGCTCATCTGCAACCGGCGGCCCGTCATATCCGCACCCGACGCCGCGATACTGCCACTGGCAGACGTCGGCAAGGATGGTTCGCGCCGGGATGATAGCGTTGTCGCAGTCAATCGGTGTCGCCAGCGTGTAGGTCACCTGCTCGAACGTCTCTTCCGTCATCTCCTCAACAACGTAACGGGAAACCGCTTCCTGCGTCGGATCTGCGTCAGGGTTGCCATTGGGGAAGTTCACCGCGTCCAGGTATTTCACCGGAACCTGACGGCGGGTGATCACCACCCCAAGCATGTCGTCGAAGTCATGGTTTATGCCCGTCAGTAAACCCGTGACGTTCGCCACCACCATTGTTGGGCGGGCATATGTGCCTTCGTTCTTTGACTCGAATCCTTCCACTGCTATCGGGTACGCCTGATACTGATTCCCCTTCCAGATCACATTTCCGTAATATCCATTGGTGCCGGAATGGAACCGGATAAGGTCTCCGCCAAAGGGTTGCAGGTCGGCCTCGAACAGGTCGATAAACGCGCCTACTCCGGCGTCGACGCTATCAATAATCATACTGGCTGGTATGTCGCGCACGGCAAACTCCCATAAAAAAAGCCACCAAGTGGTGGCTACTGTTTGAATATCAGGATGTTGCTTACTGATAACCCTGGTTAACGTGTAAGCTCAGCCCGTCAGTGGTGGGACACTGACGTAACCATCGAAGGGGGATGGCTGATTACCTCTGATAAAGGAAAAATAATGTCAGAATTGAAATTAAACGCTATTGACTTTATTTCTTTTGCGGTCGCTGGAAATACATTTAAATTAAAAGCTAATTTGATTGGCCCTAATGACCAATTTCATTCGGTAAACCTAGATATAGCGCCAGATGAGATAAAGAATAAAACCATCGGTGAGATTGAAAAACTTGCTATTCAAGCCTTGCGTTCAGCTTGAATTACGGCAATTTGATCTAATTTCGCAGTGATTTGATTATAAGCACAGGTGTGAGCGCTAATAACTTCTTCCATCTGTGCTTTCATTGAATCAACCATAGCCTCTAACTCTTCAACACGTTGTTCTAAAGTCATAACTGTCTCCCGCCTTTCGGCTTATCGTGGTACTTGTTCAAAAGTGGCCGTCAGTTCAAACAGCGGCCCGGTCTTTGTCATATTCCAGGATCGGCAGACAAACAGCTTCCTCACTCCCGTATCGGATGACGTCCAGTAGAACGATTCAACCGCCCCCCTGGCCTTGAGGAATGCCTCAGCATCCTTCGCAGGGTTACTGCGGCACGCTCCGCTGACGCCGCGAAAGGTGAGCGAGTATTTATCCATCAGTGGATTGATACCCTTCACCTGTCGCTGTTCGTAACCGTCACCGAGCTTAACAACGGCTACGTTTGGGGTACGTTCAACCTGGTAAGCTCGCTGTGGTGTCCATGTGAATGTTTCTGGCATTATTTCCTCCGAAGCAATCCGTTAGGACGCTGCTGGTCAATCATCATTTTCATCATGTCGGTGTTCCATGCCTTTCGCAGCCTTGCGATATCATCGTCGCCAATACCTCCTGTGGTGTTTATCGTGAGGTTCATTACAGGATTAAACGACCTACCCCCTCCGGCCTTGTCAGCAGGAATAATCTTCCCTGACTGGTTCGGGATGAATGCCTGCTGCCCACCTGCTGTCTGGAAGATTTCAGAGCGTCCATCTTCGTTGATGCGATAGGCGTTGCCGGCTGATACCGTGCCGCCGTAGCGACGGCCGCCGCTATATCCAACGCTAGCAATGCTTGATATCAGGGAGCCGCCCGCGGCTGCGACTTGGGCCATTGCAGCCATATTCCACGGGAACGGTCCGGATGCCATCGCATTAGAAATCGCCAGTTGAAGGTTTAACGCCGCCTGAGCAGTGGCAAACCCCTTACTGATCGCGAAAAGAGCCTTAAATGCTGTGTTGTTCTTGCCTTTGCTGTTGGCAATAATAGTAGCCAACCCGTCGAATCCCTGAGAAATTCCGTTGAGCATGGTGTTAACCACATCAACCTGCCTCTGGGCTTCCGTTCTGGCTATATTAATGCGCTCATTTGCGGCTTGTTGCTGAATCGCTGTTTTGGCATCCTCGTATTGCTGAGCGCTCAACACACCCATCTGCTGATACTGTTCTAGTGCATCTAGTTTCCGCTGTTCCTGAAGATTTATATTGGCTGCCGGGTCTTGCGCGTCTCCTGTAAAGGCGTCGGGAGTTGTTTTATTGGCCGCAATTTCCTGGTCTGTAAATCGCCTTGCTTGCTCGGCCTGAGCGCGGTTCTTAATGGCCGTTGTCACTTCCCATATGGCTTTTGCCTGCTCTTTGGCCTGAGCTATCTGTTCATTGGTCGCCTTGCTGCCTAACGCCATTACAGCATCATACTGAGCCAGTTCCAGTGAACCATCGGCATACCCAGTGTTCAGGCGAGCCAGTGCATTGCTTTGTCTCTCTAGGGCTTGTTTAGCCGCATCAACAGATGATGAGTGTCTGGAGCTTGCTTTTGCTGCCTTATCTCGTTTTTCTTTTTCTTCTTCCAGCTGAGCATTTATTCTTGACGCCGCAATAAGTTGATCTTTTTGTTCGCGAGTCAGGTCTTGTTGCTCAATCCCGTATTCAATGGCCGCCTGCTTGCCTTTGGTTAGAGCTATTCTCTGCGCCTCAAGTTGCTTGCTAATTCCATCAAAATTAGCCTGTTGCGCCTCTGTTTTTAGCTCATTTAGCGTTCTCTTTAGTGCCTCGCCATTATCATGTGCCTGTTGCATTGCGGCAGCAGCATCGAGAATTCTTTTTTCAAGGTTTGATATGGCGTCTGCGCCATCCTGCGTCGATGGCTTAAGAGCCCTCATGTAATCAACAAGAGAACTTACCGCTTGTGGGGATGGATTTTTAGCAAGCTCAGTTAGCCTTTTACCCAAGCCAAAAGCTGCATCATCAGAAATATCAAACTGACTGGACAGCATAGCAACCGTGTTAACCAACGTCATGGTCGAGGAATTAAATGCTGGGCCTAGTGACGTTGCTTGCTTAATGGCGTCATTGAAATTACTGGCGCTAATCTCCATTAGATCCATGGCACCGCCAAATGCTTTAACATTCGCGACGCCGCCATTCAAACTTCTCCACCAAGATGATTGCTCATCAATTATATTTGTTATTGCCTTGCCAGCGTCCCTGACCGCTATTTCATACTGTTGAATTGCGTTATCTCTTAACTGAGAAGCAAGTGTGGCGTTAGTCGCTGCCAGTCTGGCATAGTCATTAGAAAGCGCAGCCACCCCTTGACTGTTAATAACGACTACTTTGTTGAGCGTCTCCGCTGCTGTCTTTAACTGCTCCATCTCATCTTTTGTTGATCCTAACGCAGCGGACAGAGAACCAATCAAAACAGACCCTAGCGCAATAACGGCACCAAAAACAGCACCTCCTGGGCCAAACGCCCCAGCAAGCTGAGATCCCTGCTGACTAAAGGCTACCAGCGCAGACTGTCCACCCTGCACCTGTACAATGAAGTCCTGAATCTGATAACCAGCCTGTTGCATACCAGATCTCAATCCACCAGATACCGCGCCAGCAGTTTTCGTTACTGTTGTGTTTAGCTTTTCGGCTGACCTATCTGCCTTTTTAAAGCTAGACTCCATGTTGTCGGTAATGCGATCGACTTGCTTATTTGCTTTCAACAGCTGGTCTGTTTCAGCTTTTATGATTATTTCAATTTCACCAACCGTTGTAGCCATAATATTTTCTCCAGACATAAAAAAACCGGCCAATGGCCGGTCATTTACAATGCATCTTTAATTACACCAAGACTCGTAAGAATCGTTAAACACGCCAACTAGTTGTTCGACAATTTTTCTTGAAGTTTCACTTCCAGACAATTGCACTGGGTACTTAGACATTTTAATAAAAGGTGATTCATTGCTATCGACATACACAAATTTCGCCCCTATCTTACTTATATCAGTTTTCCCAGAAACCATGCCACATACAGCGCTACCTCTTTTGTGTCGGTAAACCTTCATTTCTGAAAATGTAACTCCATTGTTTATGTTGAAGTTGGAATCACAGACAGCAATCATTCTTGCCTTAGGCGCTATTTTATTACTGCTCATACTCTGCCATCTTCGGCATTCACCTTGCTTATAATCTTTTGCAAGAGTTCTTTTTACCGATGATTTCGCCTCAGTTAATAACACATCATCACTTTTCTTATCGCATCCTGATAAAAAAACACAGGCAAGCAATATGATCAGTAACTTGTTCACATCGCAGCCCCGCGCTCTTTATGGATGGATATCTCGTTAAGATGCTCAACAACCCTAATACCAAAATCAGTAATCGTGTATGGCTTGGTGAATATATTTATCATCTCAGAAAGATGTTTATGTGGATCGCTTAAAATTGGGTGCTCTGGTGAGTTTTTAGCATTGTAGTGAGACACACCAACGAGAGCAAACACCAACTCTTCAAATACAACACGCTTCGTGACTCCATCATATGTAACTTTATCATCACCAGTTTTATGTTTAAGATAGCGTAAATAGGCAGCAGCAACTTCCTCTGCCAAGCGCTGCAATTGGTCTTGTTCCATGTAGCTTCTCCAGTTTTTTGGTATCAAATGAATCCTACCATCTGTTGACGACGAGGTCAGCAGGAACGACAAAACCCGCAGTTAAGCGGGTTGGGATGTTGATTGGCCGAGAAATCGCCCGATTGGCGGACTTTTTCGCCGATTAAAAGATCTTGCGCAAATCCACGTTGTACACCGCCATCCATGCAGCGCGAGGCCAGGATTTCACAGTACCAAAGCGCGGGTCTTCAACCTCGTGTGGCTCAGCATCATTATCACGGCACCACTTGCGCAGTGGCTGCCATTTGAATTTCTGTCCGAGCTTCTTCTCTACCGGGATAATGGCGGCATAGTTTTTTCCTTCCCCGATGCGTTCCGCCAGTTTGTTTTTGGCACGAACAGCAGCGGAAGCTGTTGCCATCGCGGTTACTTCGCGTTTCTCAGAGAGCCAGCGCTTCTCTTTAACTGCACGATCGCGCTGTTCAGCAATAATGCGGTTCTCTTTCACTTTTGTCAGGAGGTCTTCCAGAGCTGCTTCATAGGTCAGCGGGATACCCATTGATGGAGTTGGACGGAAGTAAGCATCCTCAAGGCGTTCGAAAAAGGCCCATGCTTCGTCAGTATCAACAATCTTCGACATACGGGCCGCGCCCTTTTCGGTCCAAAAAACAACAGAGCGGGCTTTGCTCGAAATTTGTGCGTGACTATTAGTCACTCGCAAATCCTTCAGCTCTTGGCCTTTAATGGTGAAGATGTGGATGCCCTCAATGAAGCGGCTGGCATTGCGCGAAAGGTTTTTCCTAATATTAGCCTCATCAGAACCATAACCTGCGGCCAGCGTTTCAGTCGTAACAACACGCAACCCCTTCCATTCAATCACTGGCAGTGGCTTGGGATCGACATTTGGTTCATGAACTGCTAAATTTAAAGAAGTCATTGGTTGGACCCTTATGACAAGTTTCAAAGGAAGCCGGTAGCTCGAACTATCGGCTTTTTCTTTTTGCGCCATCCCATGCGCCCATCAGTGAATCCATCCGTCTTCGCCGCGGAGTTTTGCCAGCACAGGCTGAGCGCTACTTACGACAAAATTCGTGTTATCCAAGTTTTGTGTTTCTCGGAGTAAAATCTTTTTGGTTTCGTCCGTCATGTACCTGGTTTCATGTGCGATATCGCGTAGCTTGCCTGAAAGTTCAGATCCCAGTTCGCGCATCGCAGGATAGAGCTTCTTGCTGATCTGCTGGCTCTTTTCCATCCAGAGCTGCAAGTAACAAAGACTCACCAACTCCTCATCAGAAAACTGCTTGGCGATCGGTGAGTCCTTAACCTCGCGATCCAGGATGTCCAGCGCCCAGCGTCGGAAATCTTTGGCCTTTGGTGTTGAGGCAAACATCGCAACCAAATGAGCGCCTCGAAGTGAATAAACCCTGACCGATTTGTTACGTAAGCTATTGTTTATCCCGTTGACCTTCATATTGAGTGTCAATGACATCGACTCGGAAAACTCATCAGCATTACGTGCATAAATTTGGCTGATGGCATCAGTTTTTTTATAACCGAGTGCCTTCGCCAGTTCGGTGGAGGTAAACCAGATAGCCCCGCCTTCTGTCACTGGGTTAAATGCGAATCCTTGGAAGTTGTAATCTGATTTTGCTACAATATTCATGTCGATATTTTCCTTGCCGGATTTGTTCGATACCGAAGCCCTGACTGTTAGCGCAGCCGGGGCTTCAACGTTTTTATGCTTGAGCACTTTTCTCACCTGCCAATCCGTACACCTTTCTCAGCTGGTAAATAAGCTCTGTATTAAACTGACGACACTCATCGCCACCGTTCTTCTCGATAGCCTTACGTACGTCTTCAGGGAAGCGAACCTTGCGTTGGTACATGTCTTTTGCCTTTTCCATTAAACCCTCCAGTAAATGCCCCACCGTGAGGCTTGATGTAAGTGTCACACCGTGCGTCATTGCTGTCAACCCCACGGTGGGGCATAATTTACTTATTGTGAATTTTTTGTAGGCATAACGCTGAACATGAGCAGAGAAGATCCGCAGCTACGAATCAGGCTTCCAGTTGAACTTAAAGAGAAAATTGAAGACTCTGCCAAAGCTAACAACCGTTCAATGAATGCAGAAATTGTGCAGAGGCTTGATGGTAGCTTTTTGGCAGAAGTGTCAGATGATGAGGTCATCTCTGCCGAAGAGGCTATTCAGATAGTAAGCAAGGCAAGGGATGAGCTATCAGCGATAATTTTCAAAAGAACTTTCTCTGAGATTAATAAAAAGGTCAGAATTGGTCACACCACCTTCCATATCCACCTTGATGATTTGGAGCTTGATGGGCTAAGCGATGAGGATTTCGATACCGTCTTCCAAAAAACTTTCCTACGCCTTAAAGAGCTTGGTTATGAGATATGGGAAAAAACTTGGGATGTGACCGGCTTCACTGCTGAGATTCCTGAGAAAAAGCCCACCTGAGTGGGCCATTTAGTGCGGCCCATGCCTCTGCGCATCCATCGCTAGCATCTGCTCTGCCCAGTCCATAACCTCGTCGTATTTCTCCTGGGTTGGCACCTTGCCTTTATCCTTCTGCGGGAACTTGGCATTCATGGCAGCCCGGAAGCTGGTCATCGTCATGTTCCAGGCGTCTGCCTCACTCATCCCGAGGTGGGCAACTGCGGTATAAACGAATGTACGGGCATCGAATTTATCGCTGTACTCGCCTTTCTTGCTCTCGAACTCTTCGGGCGGCTGATCACCCATTACGCCATGCAAAATCAGGTGACGGGCCAGCTGGATGACGTCTTCAACTGGCAACGAGCCAGGCTTAAAAACGAGGCGTCCCGCCGTAGTCACTGAGTAAGAGCCGATGATTTCAGCAATGTCGCCTTCAGAGCAGTGCCTGACTACGTTAGCTGCAGCTGCGGCCATTTCAGCAAAGCAGCGGGCATTGGCCGCCTTGAGAGTCTGGATGTCAGCAATTCTGTGCTTTGGGTAATGACCCGCATGAACTTTCACGAAAGCATCAACGATTTGCTCAGGCGTGCCGATCCGGGACATAGCCAGGAATGAAGGGTTGAGGAATATCTCTTTGCCGCCAGCGCGAATGACGGCCTGGCCGATATCGGTGATTGCTTTCATGGAAACTCTCAATAAGAGGGAGGCCAAGCCTCCCATGGGTTTAGGCTGCGTTCACGGTTACAGTAGCTGGGCTGGAGGTTACCGAGCCGGCGGTTGAGGATGTAACCTGACAGGAGTAAGAACCCGCATCACCCGTAACGACGCTGGCCTTCGTGTAAGTAGCGTTCGTCGCACCTGAGATGTCAGTTCCGCCCTTCTTCCACTGATAGGTGAGAGAGGAACTGTCAGAGACATTGGCTGCCACCGAAAGATTGAGCGCATCGCCCACCGTGAGCGTGCGGTTCTGCGGCTGCGTAGTGATCGTGATTACGGCGCCGACATCACGAACGTCCACCTGCCCCGCGCTTGACGCCTCAATAGACCATGTGGCCACGTCATCATGAGGAGCTTCATCTTCCCACGAAGTCACCATAAACGGGCCTTCGGTAATGTCGTTTGGAGAGATGATTTTCAGCCAGACATACGGCTGATTGCTGGTCTCTGCCGGCGGGTTGTAAACGTGACGCTTCAGCGCGTTCTGCGCATAGACATCTTCTTTTCGGGTTACGCCATCTCCAGAGAACGAGATGTTTTTGTAGGTTACGAGATTTTCCTGCGTATACGCCGCACTCATATCAGCGGTAGCGTCTGCGGTATCCCATTCGGCGGAAACAGTCTTCCCGCGCATCATGCCAAGGCGCTTATAGTCACCGTTGGCGGGTTGTGATTCGGGGCAGCCAATCGCGTAGTAAACGACGACATCACGCCCTGTGAAAGCACCTGCTTCACATGCCATGTCTTTATCTCCGTGTTATCGGGAAATTATGGTTTGAAAGGAAATATCGAAGAGGTAGCGACCTTCTTCGGTCTGGATGGCGGTGATACCGCCGATTGGCTGCATCGAGATGATGCATTCAGTCTGGTAGTCGTCGATCATCGCCTGGCGTATTGCATCAGCGCGGTCTTCAACTTCGTTGATGTCACTGTCGTTCTGTCCTGACAAAACAAGGATACGGAAAAAGTCGCGCGTAATGGCTTCCTCAGGCTTGCCACCGCCGTTTTGCTGGATGACAAGGTATCTTTCCCTTTCCGTTCCTTCCAGCTCGTTCCAGAAGCGTTTCTGGACGCGATAGCCGACATCAAAACCGTGGGACTGCAACCACGCTCTCAGAGCGTCATACACCTCGCTACGCGTCATACTTTGTATCCTTTCCTGATGATGGCCTTAATCTCGTTAAGGCCGTCGCGCTCAAAGCCTTTGGTCAGAAATCCCGGCTCAGCATCAGGATCCCAATAATTGCCTTTCCCCGTTCCACCACCGAATTCTTTTCCGGCTCGAGTTCTGCCAAAATGTTCACGCGGCTGACCTTTTAGCTTCCCTGACATGCCATGAACGGCGGCAGCGTATGCAGCCGTGTACCCAACCTTTCCCTGCATCCCTCCAGATATAGGTTCAAGCTTTCTGTACTGGCTGTTGATGAGCGTGGAGGTGTCAATGGGAGTAAGTAGTGCTGCATGAGACGATCCTACAATCATGACCTCGGTCAGCACTCTTTCTGTGCGTGGCCCGGCAATTTCTGCCAGCACCTTGCGGGTGTTCATCTGAACACGCTTGATACCTTTAACGGGCATACCACCACCTGATTATTTGAATAAATGCAGCGCAGCAAGAAAAACCCAGGGCAAAACAAGCTAATCCAAGCGAGAACATAAATCACCTCACGTCATAACCTTATAATCCGGCTCCTCGCCGAATGGCGACATATCCCATTCGGTCACCGCTTTGATGACATTGGCGCCAGCCTTCAGCGGATCGGCCTGAGTTGTTGTGTCACCTCTGGCGATGTACCAGTCACGCTTCGGCATGATTACATCGACGCCGTTACGCTTTAGTTCCGTGAAGAAAATCAGGTTCGTGGTGAACTCTTTCCCGCTGGCATCTACCGCAACTTCGTTGTTTGCCGTCCAGGTGCAGTCAATCAGGTAAGGCGTTCCGTTTGTCCAGGTGCTGTTCCAGTCGTCATATACGCGCGGGTAGATAGTCGCAACGTTGGTGTAACTCCAGCGTGCGGTTTCAGACATTGCCATCCTCCCACCGGATCACCTCCGGGTTATCTGCTGCCACCTTCCTGCACAGCAAATACCAGTCACCGTTACTTTTCACATAGCCGGTAACGCGCTTACCACTGTCGGTCATCACCCAGACTTTGACAAAAGGCTCCGGCAGCCGCTTCTTAACCGATATCCACGCCATTACCGAACCCCGCCACACATGCATCCACCCCTGGCAATCCATATGCCAGCAAAAGCTGTATTGGTCGGGTCTGGAGGGATGAGGTCATTAGCGCAGCCGTGTTTATCGGTGACGCGCAACAGTGCCATCGCCCCTTTCCATCGATCGGGAAACGACTGATACCGGAATGAGCGCGATGCGCCGTTGGGTCCGGTCTGAGAGCTGATGTATTTATCGCCTTGCCCCAGGCCCATCAGTGCAAGCAAATACATCTGGATTGCCAACGCCTTTGATGCCGGGTAATGCGCATCGAGGCATTCCTGAATGCTGTTAACATCGTCCACTAACGCCTGAAGCATGAAGTCCGGGATGGTAATGCCCTGACTTTGCAAATACTCCTTGGCCTGTTCGAGAGTTACCATCAAAGACTCCTGAAATAGCCCCGCCATAACGGGGCATAAAAAAACCGCCTTGGCGGCGGCTGTTATTCAGCAGGGAAAAGCTTTTCGAGTTCGCCATCCGGCAACAGCTCACTGAGTTTTTCAGCCCCGAGGTTGCCTTTAAACTCGATACCCAGCTCCGTCAGGCGCGCTGCGATAATCTCTTTTCGGGATTTCACATCCGTGCCAGCCTCTGGCGTCGCCGGTGTTAAAGCCGCATCAGAGAGCTTAATCACATGAGGCTTCAGCGACGGATGCAGTTCCTCAATTTCAACCACATCACCGACGCTCACGCCATGCCATGCTTTGATTACCTGGTATTTATCCATGTCTCTCTCCTTATGCCAGGTTGGCGGCGTAGACAACGCCGGACAGGCCTTTGCCGTCTTTCTTAATCTGCAAGCCTTCAGCAGACATGATCTGGAAGTTGTAGTTGCTCTGCGGCATCGGGCGTGGCAGAGGGACAACGCCGACGGCCATGCCGACCAGCGGGGAGATTACGTCCTGGCGACGCTCATAGGCGAGGAACTCATTGCCAGACAGCGCGTAGGACATCTGGATGGACTTCGCAGGAATGAACTTGCTGATCGCATCCAGAACGGTTCCGCTCAACAGGGCATTGGTGCCGGTGTTGATGTCTACCAGATACGGCTTCGCCATGTTTGCCCACACTTCCGGGCTGACCCACAACTTGTCGTAAGCGGTAACTTTGTTGCGGCGAGCCGTCAGGCCGAAAGGTCCGGTCGGGCCGAAGAAGGCCAGCAACTGAGCCGGGGTTGCGGTGGTGAGGTCGATATTGGCGCCGCCCGCCCCGCTGCCCAGGTTGATCTTCTGCGTATTGCGGTGGTTTTTCATGCCCTGAGCTGGCAGGCCATCAACAACAATGCTGGAGTCGCCGTTCAGATAGAAGTTGACGCGCTTCTTGTGGAATTTGCGCATCTTCGCGGACTGAGACTCCAGAACCAGATCGATACCAACAGTGTTCAGGCCAGCAGCATGACGCCAGTTGACGCCGTAACCGGCAGTAAATACCGGGATCGGGTCGCCATCAGAACCGAAGTTCGTGTGGTCGAAGGAATACGACGCCTGACCATCAATGCTGATAGAAACGTCATCAGCGATATCGCCAGAAACGTTATACAGCTTCGCGGTTTTTCCGATAGGCAGCACAGTCTGCACGCCCATCAGGTCATTGACGATTTCCATGCCAATTTCCTGATCGCGCATCTGGATAATCTGACGGTCAATCTCGGCCCAGAACTCACGGGCGAAGCCACCAACAGCGTTAGCTGCCAGCATTTCCGGGGTCATGCTCTGGCGATATGAGTTAACCATCATATCGTGATGATGGTTGAAAATGTTGCGGTTGGCCCACAGCTCATTCCAGTGCCCGCGCAGTCGGCTGTTAGCAGCCAGTGTTTCGGGGGTAAAATACATTCTTGCTCTCCTTTACTCGCCGCCGCCGGTTGCCGGTGCAGCTACAGTGCCAACGCGCATGCGCACGCGGATGAAATCGGTAGTGCTGGCGGCAATGGTTGCATCATCCTGGCTGTAGCCGATCACCGAATCGGTATCCGCCGTTGCCTTCGTGAACTTACCATCTGCGCCCAGCTTGATCGGGTCGTCTTTGGCGTAGGTTCCGGCGACGCAGAGCAGCGCCATCTCGCGGCCTTCTTCGACGTAGTTGCCTACAGCGGAATCACCAGCGGGAACAGCCTCTGTGATATTCAAGCCCTGATGGTAGGCCACGTCGATGATGTAGATGCGACCGGTCAGCGCAGTTGCCTGCGCAAACTGATTGTCGCCATTGATGACAGCAGCCGTACCAGGCAGCAGTGCTGCGGCGGCGGCGCGGGTTTCGGTCTTGTACAGAGACTGACCGTCGATATTAACGCGGCGATAACGTGCCATTAGTCTGGCTCCTTATTTCTTGAAGTATTCGTCAGGGTTCGGCGCACCGGTTTCTTTCTGCTGTTGCGCAGAGTTAGTGCCCAGCGGCGCGGATTCACCGATGGTTTTGAACATCGCGTCCAGCGCTTCGCCAGAAAGCGCGTTGGCCACGATTTCGCCGTGAACTTTTGCGACCGCTTCACGCTTCGATTTCTCTTCGGCGCGGGAGTTGGCGGTCAGGGTTTCGGTCAGCTTGTCCTGGTTGGCCTGTAGCGCATCAACCTTCTCCGCCAGAGGCTTAATAGCCTTTTCGGTATTGGTGGCGACGGCCTCGCTAACCATGCTGCCGATTTGTTCCAGTTCTTCTTTGGTTAAAGGCATGTCGCCCTCCGTTTTGTGGTTTGGTGCAGGCTGTTCCTGCGGTGTGAATAGAGCTTTGAATTTGTTAGCGACGACCGCCACCCACGACTCCTGGCGCGCTACTGCGGTGCCGGTATCGTCGAAGGCAATAACGCCGCCCTCAGACTTGTAGCCAAACACCTCAGCGGTTCCGCCGTTACGGATGATTACCGCTTGCGAGTCAGTGAAATCAGCAACCCATGCGTATTCATCCGCGCCCGCCGCAAACTTCGCTTTGGCTGCGCGATCGAGACGCTGCTCGCGCTCACGGTAGGATTCACCCACCAGTGCGCCCGAGTTAGCCTTGAGCGGTTGAGCCAGATCGGCATTGACCATCAGGCCAACTCCCTGCTCAGGGGTTGCCGCCCCGACTTCGTGCAACAGGATCGCGTCGTGGTCCATGCTGTAGATCTTGGCTACCCAGTCGGCGCCGGTAGCGCGTTGTTGCTCGTTCGGTTCAAGCTGATCGAGGAATGCGGCAACACTGGTATGAATCGGCGGAACGTCTTCGCCGCGCTCAATGGCAGCGACGCGTTCAAGCAGCTCCCTGCCACCTTCCGACTCGCTGGCACGGGCCACATCAACCCATTTTTCGAGATAGATGCGATTACCGGACTTCTTAACGTTGCGGTTCCACGCACCGATATGGCCTGCGTTAATCCCCTCTGGGGAGAAAGCAGACACGAACTGACCGTTAACTTGAGGGTGCCCAAGCGGTGCCAGGGTGCCTTCCAGTCCCTTATAGTGGGCGTCGATTTGTTCTTGCGTGTACAGCCCGCCATTCATGACGACGTTCGCCGGAAGCGTGTAACTCGGCAGTACCAGATGCTCACGCCCATTGTATGTTTCGCGCCGGATAGACTGGCTGTTCACCTTCGTGGTGATGTTGACCTGAATATGCTCACCATTTTTCGGCGCCGGAATTGGACGCTTTGCTTCGTGGTTTACCTTTAATTTCATGACTGTTAGCTCTCTATGCCGCGTGTTTATAACCGCAGCAACTAGAATGGTTGACCTTCATCTTTTTCCAGTGGCTGTCGAATTCCTTCTTAGCCATTTCGATGACGTTGGGGTAAAGCGGCTTTCCATCTGCATCAACAAGTACTTCCACCTGGCTGCATTTGCAGTTTATTGAGTTAGCATCAACGGCATACCAGTCCCTGACCTCCTGAACTGTGTACGTGTGCACGTGTCTCAGAGCATGCTTTATTCGCGTTGTTGGGCTTAATGCGGAAAGGTGGAGAAGCCTGATGTTTAAGCCAAAGTCATCCATTGATGATTCAGCCTCATCCCATCGAGCCCGGCGCAGAGCGGTAGTAACTTCTGTTCGCGCTATCCGGTTCGCCCGGCGCTTCTCGATTCCGGTCTGGTCTGTAAGGTTGCGGGCAATGTCCAGCGGATTGAGTCCACGGCCCACGCCATCAGTCAGCACGCGCGCCATATCTCGCTTAACGTCAGCAGTCAGACCCTTCATTTCCTCAAACACGCGCGCATGCACCAGCGCCATGCGTTGCTGATACGGGTCGCTTGCGAGGATGGACGCTAACGACTCACGACCAGCGGCGTACACCGGCGACTGCTGGCTGAGGTTGTAGAACGACTGCCCGGTCCCTTTCTCCGAAGCCAGATCGATGTACTCGTAAAACCACAGGTCGTAATCGCCACCTTCAAGCAATACCTGATCCACGAGGTAACTGGCATCGTTCAGGATGATGGACAGTAGCGTTGGGTTTAACTGGTATTCGTATCTGGCGTTTACTGCCAGGGAGGAAGGTATTTTGTCGAGTGCTGATTTGTACGCCTTGCCAATCTTATTCATCCGCCTGGCGAAGTCTTTCATTGCCCGGCGTTCCAGCGCATCGGCTCCGGTCGGATCCTGGTAGTTACGCGGCAGAATCGGTGGCTTCGTCTTCTTCGTCGCCATCCTCTTCTCCTAACGGGAATTCATTGACGTTTTCATAACCGGCAGCTGTGCGAATTTCTTCGCGACTGAATGCCGGATTTTCTCCGCTGCCCTGGAACGTCTGGTTAATCTCAGCCATGGTTTTTGCATTGGCGAGCTTCTCAGTTCCAGTCTGCTCGTTGAGGTCATCCCAGATAACCGTCTTTTCGCTGACAGGATCAATGATTTTCAGGTCGATGAGCTTGTCACTGAAGTCTTCAATTTCGAATGACAGGTCACCCCGCCGTGACTGGCAGCGACCGTTGAAATACTTCTGATCTTCAGTGCTTGAACGCTCAGCCTGCTGATTGCCTACAAGAATACGCGCCGGAATATCCACCCCAGCCGAGGCTGTCTGAAGGTTGACATTGTAAGTAGGCGACGGGTCTGAAACAGCAGAGACCATCGACGTGACCTGCGCGCCCTGGGTGATCAGGAGTACATCGTTACCAACATTCAGCTCTCTGGCTGCTTCGTTATAGCGTTCCTGAAGCTCATCTACCGAGACGCCATACAGCGAAGCCAAATTCGCAAAGTCGATGTCTTTATCAAAGTTAATTGCCTGCTTGTTTGATGCATTTTTCAGGAACGATTCACCAGAACCGCCCTCTACCTTTTCTAGACTGACAAAGGCGTTATAAGGAGGCTCAAGGAAGCCAATGGCATCGTTAGAATAGTCACCAATGATGAAGACGCGATCAGGATGCACTAAGCGCTGATTGGTCCCGCCGTTTGGCAGGCTCTCAACGTACTTCCACTGCTTTGGCTGACCGTAGTCTGCCGAATTCTCGTCAGTTACCCATTGACTGACAGTTAACGACCCGGCCCATGCAATCGTTACCTTTTTGAGCGACTTCCCGCGAACAACTGGCTGGTCCCACTTTCTGGAGTCATTGATGTGCAGCAGGATGCCAGCATAACGTCCTACCAGGCGGCGGCGGTCTGCTTCAGCAAATGCCCGCCATAGGCGCTTTGTGAAAACCTTTTTGGTCTTCTTCTCCCAGGCCGTTTCATCCTTGCTCTCGTCGGCATCGTCACCCTCAATTATTTCCGGGTTAGTCTGCCAGCACTTGCCCACCAACTTCTCTACCGCTCCGTGGGCGATACCCCCGCGCCGGTACAAGGCATAGAGGTTTTCGTAGGTTACCTGCTCAGGGAATCCATACTCGCACCATGCAGAATGACGCTTATTGTCCAGCCCCATTGTAGGCGCCATCAGCCCCATACGGGCGCGAGCCATCCGCGCATCGTTAAGAGCGTGATTTACCGCAAGTGTTAATTTATCGCTCATTCGTGCCTCGCAAATTCGCCATGAAGACTCTCCCTCATCTCAATTAGCCAGGCCTCAACTACGCCTCTAGATGTAGAGAACTTGCGGTGGATTTTCCCGTTATCCCAAATTCGCCCCTGCCACCCGCAGTTTTTTGAGTGCCACGAAAGCCCCTTAACGCCGGATGAGTTATCTTTCCGAAGTGGGGTGTTCTTTAGGTTTTCTGCTCTCGTTGCTGGGCGAAGGTTTTCGATTTTGTTATTGGTGGTATTGCCGTCTTTGTGGTCGACATCAACCGATGACCCAAGCGCGCCATGCATCAATACCCATACCACTCTATGGGCAAGATACTTTTTCTTATTGATGGTGACGTAGTAGTAACCACGCGCGCCGTTGTAGCTTCCAGCATGGTCTCCGGCTTTAACTCTCCCAGAGCTTTTTATCCACACCAGCCCAGTTGGGCTTGAAGGGCTGTATGCAACACACTCCCGGATTTTATGTATGTCTAAGCCCCAGTTATCACCAACGGCGAGAGTTAATTTGTCAGTCATGGTTTTTCCGTTTGGTTAGCGAAGGCGTTTCGGAATCATCATCCCGGCCATCTGACCTTTGCGCTTAATGTGTCCGTCGAGGCTGTAGCGAATACCGTCCCAGCAGTGTTCATAGCCATCGGCGAGCTTCGGCAACACCTCACCGGTGATGCGGTCCGTTTTGTACGACCACATGCGAGCCTCACGCGCCACGTTCTTGCAGCGGGGATGGATAATGATTTCGTCGAATCCACGAAGGTGTGCGATCCCGTCCTCAACGCTGCCCTGCCATTTCTCAGCGGCTGAGATGTTGAAGCCCTGCCGCTTGAGATAGCTGATCGTCTCAGGTCGTGCCGAGTCGGCCTTAATTGGCCAGTCACGCGATCCAGGGATCGTGTCGTATAGCTCTGGCATGTGGTCGAGTTCGGTATGCTGACCGTATGCCTCATACTCTATGTACAGCCGGTTATGCAGGATGAATGAGCGCACCAGAGTGTTCGGGTCTTTAGCGAAACCGAAGTCAGCACCGAAGAACAAGCGATCGGCCTCTTTCCATAGTTGGTCCGAGAACTCGGCAATCCGGTATTTCCCGGCCAGGACCTGCTTATCAGAGTTTTCGAGGTAAGCGCCTTCCCACACCCATGCGTATGTCGCCGGGTCGAGGCGTCGCTGATCGTTCTGTCGCTCACCTTCCAGCACGTCAGGGAACCACGGGTTATCCGTGTAGTTCATCTCAACGGTGATACAGTCGTCGCCAGCCTCTTTACGGAAACGTTTATCCGTTGCGCTGCCGTCGCGCTCCGGGTTCCACGTTACCCAAATCTCTGAACCTTCCTCACGAACGGTCGGGCTCAGCTTCTGCCAGGCTATTTCGCTGACTGATTCAGCCTCGTCCACCCAGCAGAGAATGATGCGCGCTTTCGACTTGATGCTATCGAGGTTATGCCGCAGACCGCAGAACACGTAGTTAACGCTTTTGTCGATGGTGCGGATGTACTTCTCGCCGATGTCAAAGTTGGAAGCTAGCCAGGGGACAGACAGGATCGCCTGCTTCACCTCCTGCATGCTCGACTCTTCCAGCGAGTTCATGAACTCACGCGCGCAGAGCACCACCCCGCTTTCACCGTTCATCATCGACTGGTAAGCCTTTACGGCAGTCATCAGCGCAAATGTGCGCGTCTTGGCGCTGCCACGTCCACCGTGCGAGCATCGATAACGCTTATTCACCGCGGTGAACAGTGGCGCAAGCTTTGCGGGGATTGGCAACTGAACGGCGTTACTCATGATTTGGGCTCAACAGGTAGTAACTGGATGACAGTCGGCTTCGGAGTCATAGTTCCGTCTGAAGATTTGTGGTCGATTTCCTGGCTGACTTTGTCGCCGTACTTTTTCGGGTTCATCCGGGCCAGGGCCCATTTTCGCGTGTCGATGCGAAGACGTGCTTTAGCTACTGCGGCAGCCTCTTCATTCACACCGTCAGCGATATCGAACATATCTTCGAAAATCGCATCAGCGCGTGTCTCCGTGGCTTTCGCGTATTGGTCGCGAAACTCTGCATGTTGTACCAACCAGCGGAATACCGTCGCCTTGTTAGGCATCCCTGGTCGGTCACAAACTTTGCGCAGGCTTTCCCCATCGGCAAGCAGTGAACATATGTCAGCAGCCACCTCTGGTAGATAATCAGAAGGGCGGCCAGTCTTTGGTTTGGTCGCCATAGTTTCGTTACTCCGTTGTTTGTTCTTCTGGCTGTTCGATCTGCTCTGCCGGTACTGGCGTGAACTGCACACGCTTCACATCGGCCGGAGCGAAATAAAGCCACTCGCCCGTCTCTGTCGCCAGCGGCACAAATCCGTTAACCAGCTCAGGCTGACGTCGTGACATCTTGCCCGTGAAGGTTTCGCCTGTTTGGGTTGTTAGCGTGATTTGGTAGATGTCGGACATTGAGAGCCTCTTTATCCGCTTATTGGCATACAGATATAATGGTAATTGATGTTATGAATCTCACGATTAATCACTTTAAAAACGCATTCAGCCATACGCCTCAGTTATAGTGTTGCTTTCGTTGATTCGTAACACACCTATGGAGATTTGAATATGCCGCTTAATATCATGCGTAATGTTGTGAGGCATTCAAGAATAGGCATAAGCGTCCCTGAAACTATGAATGGCAATGTAACTGATAATACAGTAGAAAACGCTGACCTGGGCTTAGAGGTCAGAAGTTCCCAGCAAGAAATTTTACAACTCCTAAAGGAAGGATTCCCAGGGGAAAAGCTTACAGAACTGCTGTTGCATATCAGTACAAACCCGCAGGAATCATTTGATGAACGGGTTGATTACGCAAAAAAATCGGGATTGGTAGAATGGCTCCAGCCAGGAACAACAGTCGTGGAATTTGTAACTGCTTTGATTTCACTCGCCAGCTCGTTTGGTGGATCTTGATAGTTCGATATTTCTAATGGCTAACTTATCCATATTGCATTGCCCAAGAGCCGTGTAGAGCTGAGCGTTTAACTCCAGACTTGCCTGCCATGTGAACGGAACCACCATTCTGGGGATCGGCGTATCTGCTGTCAGGTCAGCGCTTATCGGCACCACTGGGGCCGGAACGTAAACTGTCTGCGTATTCCCGCAGGCTGTCAGCAGCGGCAGAAGGAACAAGCTGGTTAGCACACGGATCGCCTTCAAGTGCCTGCCTGATGTAGACAATGCGCGTTTCGCCCTTTTGAGCCAGTTCGTTCTTTGCATTCTGGGTAGCCTGTGAGATGTCACGGATAAGGTTCATCGTGGTGATCACGTTGTTGGTGATCGCTTCCGATGTGTCTGCCCTGACCGTCGCTTTATCGAGCTGATCTCGGTATTCCAAGGCACTCTGTCTATAGTGGCGCATAATTAATGCCATCAGAGCAATCAGCGCCACGACAGCTATATGCACCCAGTAACGCTTTACCAGCTCGCTAATCACGACAGAAACAGAGCGCGCTCCGCCTCACGCCGACGAGTCAGCCCGTTAAGGACTTTGCCGCCAGCTTTATTCCAGCGCAGGAACTCATCGGCAGCGCCAGCGTAATCACCGGCGTTGAGTTTTCGCAGAAGAGTCGATGTCGACAGTGACCTGGCGCCGAGGTTGTACGTGAACGACACCAGGGCGTCGAATTGCCCCTGAGTCAGGCCAACTTTGACCAGGCGGGACACATCGCTTTCGTAGCTGACCAGCCCAGTTTTCAGCAGACGTTCTGCCGTTTCCTGCTTAATCGTCATCCCGGCGCGGATTGGTTTGCCATCGACAGGCTGAGTCCAGCCATAGCCGATCGTCCATACACCGACACTGTCCCGGTAGGCGGTGAGCTTGCAGCCTTCGAACTCTTTGATCAGGGCAATGCCCTTTTCGCTGGTTTGCATGGACTACTCCGTTATAACGACCTTCGCCAGGTTCCCACGCGCCAGCCACACCGCCATGCATATGACGGAGTTCAGCAGCAGGTCGCCGAGGTTAACCTGAACGTAGTGGCCGAGCAGAATGTTGAAGGCATTGAATCCGGCGGCAAGGATGACCAGATAGGCCAGCACCGCGACACTCAGGCGATGACGCTTTCCCTCTTTTCGGAAAAACATCAGCCTGACCATGATTAAAAGGCAAACTATGGCGTTTGCATCCATCAGAAGAAGCTGCCATGTCATTTATCTTCCTCCCCCAGCCCCGGCATCTTCCCGCTTTTGGATTTGCGGAGAATGCGCAGCAGGACTGCCACGGAAATGGAAGCAGTGACAATTGCACCGACAGCTGGCGATACCTCAATGCTGGCCGGTGGCTTCATCAGGCTTAACGGCGTGTTGATGATTCCGGCCATGATTTTCGCCATGGGAACGGAGAAGAATACGCCACTGATAAACGATATCAGCGCAAAGATAGCCTGCTTCCAGAGTTGATGGGGATCTGAGGTCAGAACGTATAGCGCCGTTCCGGCAAGTGATCCGAGCATCACTGCTGGAGTCGCCTCCGGAAACAGCGTGGCAAAGGTTACACCGACTGATGACGATGTAAGACCAACGCCTACGATAGTGAAGGTCTCAGACATATTTATTCCGTGTGTAGTTGGTTCAGGCCCTCGGGACGATTTAACAAGAAGGCATGTCGAGGATGGTTCCCGGGGCCTGGAATAAAAAACCTGGCGACAAGCCAGGAAAATGAGGGTAAGGCAATGTCGGCTCTATGGCCGAAGGGTCCCAGGTAGTGGGTTCTGGTGCCGGGCAAAGGAATCGAACCTCTGACGCGCAGCTTACAGGACTGCCGTTCTGCCACTGAACTAGACCGGCTAATTTGGTGGAACCCGATGGAATCGAACCATCTCCTAATGCTCTTCAGGCATCCGCGCGAACCATCTACGCCAGAGTTCCAGATACGAAAAAGCCCAAGGCGTTAACCTCGGGCTTAAATTCTTTGTGTCGACAATCAAAGCTATGGCGACGATATCAGATTTACATGAAATATATGCGTTTCAATCCAGTTTTGCAAGACTTGAGTCTAAATTTGTCGCCTTTTGTTGTGAACGTGATCGCGTAACCTGCAACAAAGCACCACTGTCCAGTCGCAGGAAGATGCGGCGCATCTCCACCCAGCGGTCCGTAAACGTCTCAGACCAGTTCTTTGGAGTTACCCCGACCAATTTCGCCATCGCCTGGTATTCGTACGTCTCACGCCCTGCCAGTTCAGCTTTGACGTCCTGCGCCGCCAGCCAGATAAGCTTCTTCAGGCGCTCCATCGTCTTGCCGGCCACCTTCTTTGTACCGAGGTGCTCCCTGAACTCCGCCCACGCCCACTGAGTGATCGCCACCTGGTATTCGAAACGGATATTCTCGCTGTAGTTCCACAGCAGCCAAGCTTTCTGGTGTTCCTCCAGCGACAGGACAGCGCGGCGCCATGATGCTGTCACGAACTCCACCGGACCCACCAGCGCGATGGACGATCCCTTAGCGCGGGACTGGCTGCCGCTCATCGCCGGCCCTTCAGGGTTAATTTTCCGGCCCGTGACCGGGTCGGTGATTTTCTTCCGGCCCCGGCTGCGCGCCGTCGCGGTGAATTGCGCGTTCTCGGCGAAAGCTACCAGTTGCCCTTTCGTCGCCCCGCTCAGATCTGCGGTCGCCACAATGAGCTGCTGACGTACGTATTCCAGTTGCTGACTGTTCATGCGGCTTCCTTCTGTGGCTGGTTGGTTTTTTTCTGGCTGTGCTTTGCTACTGGTGGCATGTTGGCGCGCTTAACGCTTTCTGCCTGGTACCGGAGGAAGTCTGTGTGATTCATTCGGCCTCCAGTTCGGTGATGGTCAGTTCAAGCCTGCCGCCTTTGACGATTGGCATCCTCTTCACGCTGTAGTAGTCGACCTGCTGGTCATCGAGCCAGAACCCGGATTTCGTCAGGGCGTCGAACGCGGCCTTTTGCAGATTGTCCAGGTCGCGGCGGCGGCGATCCGGCATATGGCACTCAATGCGTATTTTCACGGGTGTAGCCAGGCCGATATCCAGCATTGAGTCTTTGATGATTCTGGCGACACTGTCGCGGTACGCCTGCCCCTCTGTGCTGATGTGCGTGCGCCCGCGGTTATGCCGGTAGTAGCGGTTGTTGCTCGGCGGCCATGGGAGACTGATGCGGTATTCATTCATGCTTTTACGAGCCCCTCTTTAAGCCAGATGACCTGCGTGCGAGCCATGCCTTCCAGCGCGCACTCCTTTGCATACTCCGCATCGACCAGACGGGTGCGGCGATCAATCTCGTCGTGGCAACTGCTGCATGCGATGGTGGCGATCAGGTCAGGCGGCTTGATTCCGGTCCCGCATAGACCAGCAAGACGTATGTGAGCCAGTACTGAGGTTTCAGGATTGCCGTTGCATACGCCGGGGATCCGCACCTGACATTCTCGGCCGCGTGCCGCTTTGCATAAATTAGCCATGCGCCCTCCTTGCCGCGAGACGCAGCCATTTCTGATCCACCAGGCGGGCGGTGTAGCCCTTCAGTGTCGGGACGTCAGACGGCTTAACCGCTGGCTTACGGTTGCGGCGCGCCGGAACGCGGAAGATTTCGTTTGTGATGACGCGGGAAAGTGGAGTAGACATCACGCCTCCTGCTTATCGCGCAGCTGCTGGTATTCGCAACCGTTCGGAATTGTCAGCGCCAGGCCGAACTGGGCGCACCAGGCTTCGACCTTGCACATGAAGATATGCATCTCTCCAGTGTCGAGGAGGGAGGTGTGTCGAGGCTCCCATGAGGTTTCTTTCGCACCGGTAATGAAGTCGGTATAGGTGACTTCTTCGCAGCCGAGGTACGTCTTTTTGAGGTTGCGCTTAACCCATTCCGGCGTTGCGTCGGTACGCCCGGATTTGATGAGGTATTCGCTGATTTCTCCCATCCAAAGATGAAAGAGTGCGTTTTGAGACAGGCTGCGCTTCTCGCGCCACGGCTTGACCTGAAGGCGGAAGCACTGGCCTGCATCCAGCAATGGCTGAATTTGCTGTCCTATGGCCGCGAAGTTGCCGCGATGGAGTTTGATGCCGTCTACTGGCAGAGTCATACGGCCTCCTTAACGGAAACCGCAGAATGCAGAAAATCGCAGGTGCCGTTAAGCATCTGTGACAGGGTGAGGAGTTCAGATTGTGGTCGCATTTAAGTCCCCTTAAATGCGCAGAAGTCTTACCGTCGGGCGTTCAACTCCGACGGCACTGATATTATGGCTGGTTGATTCTGAATTATCAATGCGAGAAAAAGGCCTCCGAAGAGGCCATGGCTCTCGATATGGGGATTCCCATATCGCTTGTATGGTAGCTATGTCAACTCAGGCAGTTTGAAGCCAGCCATGTCTTCTGCCCGGATGGGAGGTGACAGGCAGTCAGCAAAGACCAGTGAACCATCGAGCAAGATAACGAAACTCCACCCTCTGAACAGGCTGGCGCTACACCAGTCGGCCTTAAGCGGCACATCTGGCATCCTGTCCGGGAAGGTTGGGTAATGCCCTGCAAGCCACTCCATGGCGTCGCAGCGGTTGATGGTGTAATTGTCGTACATCATGCCTCCTGCTGCGGTGCTTCTGGCATTGGTAAGTGAGACCATGATTCTCCAGTAACAACCCTGATAATGGTTCTTTTAGAAACTCCATATCGTTTAGATAGCACTCCGTATGAAACCCCAGACCATCTAAGCGATCTTATTTCCATTATACTTGCATCGTTTAATTTCGAATTAGCCTGCATCTCCCCTTTGTATGCTGGAAGGTGTGACCGATTTCTTAGCCCTGTATTCCAGGCGTGTAGCCTATTTTCATGGGGTGTAACCCACTCAAGATTGCTTAAGGATGGGTTGGATTTATCCCCATCGATATGGTTAACCTCTGGCTTGGCATTTGGATTCGGTATAAACGCCTCTGCTACTAACCTATGCACTCTTGCAACTTCCCTTCGGCCATTTGAGGCATCACTCAACCTGACAACGAGATAGCCTGCCTCGTTTAAAAACGGTTTTAGTTTCTTTCCTTTAAATCGCTGTTTAGAGCCATCTCTCCTCAAAATTACCCTAGGTATGCTTAGTACATCTCCACCATCATTAACCTGGTAGATTCCCTCCCAGCCAACAACTGGTAAGAATTTCATAAATTACTCCTTAGGAGGATTTGGCAGTGGCATCCAGTGCGTGACATGCTCTACTAACAGATTATCGCAATAGAAATTCCAGTACCTGTCATACGCACCAGACCAAACTTCTCCATACTCATTGAATGCCAGGATGGCCTTAAACTGCTCCGGCATCCGATCACTGCAAGCCACCCAACCATCCGGAATCACCGGAGAGTTGAGTTGTTCGGAATTACCGAACGACTGAAGCATGGCTGCGCGATAGGCGTTCCAGCCGACAGCTTTCCCGTGTTCAAACGCGCTGTCAAAGTCATCATCCATTTCCATCGCAGCGGGCACAGATACCGGCGCTGGATGGGCGGTGTAAAGCGGCGTTACTTCTCGCAGCGGGTCGGCATAAGCATTGCCACTATCGAAGCTGACGTGGTTTTTAGCGCCGCCTCCTGACAGTAGCCACGCCACAGGCTCCGCTTCGAGCGATGCCAGCGCCAGCTTCATCGCCTCAAGCGCCATCACCGCATCTTCGTTTACTGCGCCGGGCACAGCATCTCGCTCTTCTTCAAGCGCAGCGATTGTCTTCAGGAGCCAGTCTTTGGTTAATGTCATGGGTTAGTAGCTCCTAAAACCGTTGCAACTGCGGAGAAATTCGACGATATAACTCTTCATTTTTTCTTGGTCGCAGCCAGACCAACTATCCGGTGGTGTCCATGCCTCGACAATATCTGCCATCTTTTTCGCTTTGGCTGGCGTCACATCAAGCGGGTCATTGGTATGCTGCTGGTTGACAAGCTTTTCCATGCCTGGAATATCCAGCACTGCAAACCATGTCCCATTAGCGAGTCCGAGGCCGGGAATGCGTTGCCCACTACGGCGTTTATCTTCGAGTTCAACTGACATGCTTACTCTCCTTTACCGGCTGCGGCGGAGAGCAACTTCTCCGCCTGCTGAATATCAGTGTTTCCTGCAATCATCACTTCCGGTGCGTCACAGTCACCGCCAAGGTCAAGAATGCGCTCATGCCCCGTATGCAGGCAGGATTTGTATCCTGAAACTGTCTGCTTCAGCGCTTCTGTCAATTCGGCGTTTCTGCGCTCTGCGGCTTCCAGCTCATCCAGCGCCACCACAAGAGCGCTGGAAAGTGCAGTTGTATATTCTGAATCGCAGCAACTGGCGCATATACACCCGCCGTCGGACTGCCGAACAGTTAGAGCCCATTGCTGGCAGAAGTCGCAATCGCGCATTACCGCGTTGCCCCAGTTATGTTTATTTCGCTCAGGAATACGCACAGCCTGTTTGTCGATGTTGCTCATTGGGCGGCCTCCCAGCAGATTTGGACTGCGTAGTCGCTTTTTGCTCGACGAACTTTTCCCTCCACCTCTAGTTTCTTCAGGCGGCGCAGTATGTATGCGGTATCAAGAGGCCAGTATTTTCGGCGGAGAATGTTGGTCATAACGTAGGTCATGCATCGACCGTGCGCTGTCAGTGCCTGAATGATTTCTTCGTCGGTTGGCTTGCTCATGACTGCACTCCTTTGCGAAGCTCGTCGGCGAAGTTCTCAGCATCAGCGGCCATGCCAGCAGCCTCTTCAGACATCCTCATGCTTCGGCTACGCAGAGCCTGCTGTCGTTCTCGATTATGTGCGGCAAACATCTCCACACCCTGCGCCCGCACTTCAGCCAGGAAAGCGTCCGTCGTTGTCGTATCGACGCGGATGCTGTCACGCAGGATAAAGAACGCATCGAGCATGCCTGTTTCAGGAGTTTCATCCTGATGCTTCTCATACGCATCCAGAGCCTTCATCATCTCAGGTCCGAATGGCTGAGGGTGCGCAGCCTTCAGCCCCGTATTCTCCGCAGCCAGCGCCGCGCACATGGCATCTGCTTCGGCAATTTTACGCACAAGATACTCGGCGTTGGTTTCGTTAACCTTCAGATCGCGTGGAATGCACTTGCCACGCAGAAAACCTTCCATCTCAAATAATTTCATACCCCTACCCTCCCCCAAACCATCAATACCCTTCTCATCGCCGGACTGTTTCGGCACTCCTGGCAGATCACGTTTGTGTCCGTCCGCTGAATTAACTTCGACTTCCCCTGCTTTATGCCCGGTATCGTGTCAGGGGCGTAGCGCTTGCCGTAACTGGTAAGGCTGTACAGGCGCTGGCCGTATTTTCCTTCACAGCTGATCAGGCCGTCGGCCAGCAACGTGCTCACCGTCCCGGATATCTTTTTGGTGTCCATACCGATAAGTCCTGCCAGTTTGACGCTGTTCAGGCCCGGGTTATTACGCAGGGCTGCCAGGACCTGCTCACGGATTGTTATGGTCATTTCCTACCCTCCGGATCCCGTATTCACGAACGATTGCGAGCGAGATTACGGCTATTTCCCAACTCGATTTGTAAAGTGCTTTTCGCTTTTCATCGGTATCAACGCGCTCTATCCAGGCTGCATCGCCTTTCGAATATTCGTTGATTACGACATAGTCATCGCTGCATGCTTTCACGCTGCCCCCTTGGAACGGTAGGAATCCCAGGTGAATGACAGCGTGCACCCGCCTCCATCGCTCATGCGATCAAGAACGCGTTCGCCGATGAATGCAGCCAGTTCTTCCCGGGTCTGGTTGCTGATCAGGATGGTTGGCTTCATCCGCTCATAACGGGTGTTGATGATTTCGAACATGATCAACTTCTCGGCGTCGCTTCCGAACTGCACGCCGACCTCGTCGATAATCAGCAGGTCGGGCTTCGTGAAGTAACGGATCACTTCGTCTTCAGTACGGCTTGACCCCTTCGACCAGGTTGACTTGTACTCCCTGGCAATTTTCAGCGCGGTGGTGAACACAGCTGAGCTTTGGTGCTCGGTGATTGCATGCCGGGCGATAGCCAATGCGAGGTGGTTCTTGCCGGTTCCAGGCTTGCCACACATCACCAGGCCGCCACCCTTCTGCAAACGCTCAGGCCAGCGGCTGGCGTATGCCTGACAGACCTTCAGGGCGCGTTTCGCTTCTTCGTTCACCGGTTCATAATTCTCCAGTGAACAGGATTCAAACCTGGCCGGGATGCTCAGTCCATCCAGCAGGCGCTCGATGTTTCTTTTGCGGGCTGCTTCGTTGATGCTAATTCTTTCCGCCTGCAAGCGGCCTAACTCCTCTTTGAGGCATTCAGGGCAGCAGCTTGGGCGCGGGGGAATTTTCACGACTGAGTTTAAGAAATGCCTGGTCCTGCATTCAAAGGGGCCATGCGTTTCGCAGTTCTCGGTGCTGATAGTTAGCTCGATATCTTCATGCTGAACTGGCGGCTGGCTCAGCTCAGCAATGCGTTTCTCAAGTTGATTTATTTTTTCATCCAGCGTCATGATCAGTCCCTCGCCCATGCAGGAATTTCAGTCTGGCCATAGTCTTTGCCAGCAAAGTTCTCAGATACCCGAGACTGCGCGCGAGGCGTCTGCTTGGCGATCTTTGGCTCAAACAAACCCTGCCAGCCATTCGCGATGCTCTGGTTGATGATTTCTTCAGGTTGGTATCCGCTGCATTTGCAACGTTCGAGCAGGTTGATGGCCTGAGTTACCGTCTGCTGAGACTTGATCGGTTTCTTCAGGTCACGACGATAATCGACCCATGACTTCCAGACTGAAACTGACAGCCATTCAGGAAGGTCAACACCAGCCGGATCGAACGAAGCCGGTTTGGGGGATTTAGGGGGTTTATTAATATTGTCTTTATTGTCTTTTGTAATAGTGTCTTTTGTGTGTCCCCATTTTGGTGACAGGGTTGTCACTGTTTTGGTGACACTTTTTGTAACCACCGTAGGGACACTGTCACTACCATGATGACAGTCACTACTATGGTGACATTTTGGCGCAGGCTTAGTGCCCGGAATTACCCACTCACTCAGGTTTTTGTTGGGCCCGATCAGCATGCCGTCGGACACCAAAACATTCATCGCAATGAGTTCGTTTTTGGCAGCGTTAACCTTCTGGCGAGGTAGTCTGGTCAGCTCAGAAAGTTGTGAGTCTGCTATGCGGTCCATCTTCTTGTTGAACCCATAGGTTTTGCGGCAAACAGCATGAGCTACCTTGGCCTGATTTTTGGTCAGATTCGCGCCGATAAGCTCCTCATACAACTCGTTTGCCAGACGGGTGTACCCATCGTCTGTATCGGCCACGCGTTGCTCCTGTATTCCCGAAACTACAGCGGGAAAGTTGAGAATTTCTGCGGTGTTTGACATACTTACTCCCGTTACTTGGCATAACACAGTGTCTTGAAAGCCGTTGCTGCTACCAACAGCGCGGCTTTCGCCTTTTCAGAGCAGACCTGGCTGCTGCTGCACACGCTTAACGCGTTTCTTTTCGAACTTGTCTGACGGCACCTGCTGCTTCTCCGCCCAAAGCTTCGCGTGTCGTAACACGTCATCGAAAATCCTCCCCTTGCGACTGGCCTGTGACATACGCTTGTACATATCGACGGCCTGAAATGCCCCCCCTTGAGCCACAGCTACGGTGAATCCCTGTTTGATCAGTTCATCGCGCACATGCTTCTCGATAAATTCGATGTGGTTCATGGTGTTCTCCGGTTACATAACGCCGAGCATCGACGTGACCATCGTCATTAGCGGCCCTGCCTGCTCAGGCATGAGGCGGAACAGCGACGCTATACCCTCGCTTACCTCTTTCAGCTTCTGATGCTCTGGAGCGTCCAGCAGGACGGCCTGCTTAGCCTCTGCGAGTTCTTTCTCGGCCTCAGCCAGGCGAGACATTTTGCAATCGGCACCGATCAGGCGAGTGCGATACTCAACCGGCAGGACCGCCATGATTGCGGGTGTCAGCTGGCGAACGTTCTCGCGGTACTGTTCGGAGTCGAAACGGTTATCCAGGAAGCGGAAGAGTTTCTGGCGCGCCCGGCTGATGTCTTCCGGGAAGCTGATGGCGGTCCCGCCCTGCTCCCGGTACTCGTTGATGATCAGCGCCGAAACGACGTCCTGATTGTCCAGCGCAGACGACCATGCCCGGACCGCATCGCGGATCTTTTCGTGGTCCGGCGCCGCCTTAGGTTGAGCGCGGTTTATCATCGCTCCAGGGTGTATTCCGGTATTGTGTTGATACGCAAGTGAATGCATTTGCTATTCCTGATGTTCCTGTTTCTTACTGTGAGGAAATTCGCGGTACTCGACCGCCTTAACCTCGCCAGTAGGAAGCTTGTTGATGAAAATCTGACGGCCGACCCTGATCGCTTTGCTAATTGCCGTTTGATGGACGCCAATGGCATCAGCTGCTTTTACCTGGCCAACTTCGTCGACATACTCGGCGAGTGAAATTTTCATGTTTAGCGTTGCTCCTTACCGTTAATACAAAAACAATACCACAAGTATTAGATAAATCAATACCGCCGGTATTTTAAAAATATGAGCTTTGGTATTAATATCTGATAATGGAAAAGAAAAAGATCCTCACCCCCGCTCAAGTGGCTGATTCAAAGCGTTTAAAAGCCCTTTACGAAGCGAAGAAAAAAGAACTGGGTATTACTCAGCAATCCATTGCGGACGCGCTGGACATATCCCAGGGTGCCGTTGGCCATTATCTCAATGGAAGGAACGCTTTAAATACAGCGGTAGCATCGGTCTTTGCGAGGCTTCTTGGGATTAGTGTCTCTGATTTCAGCCCGTCACTTGCGAAGGATATCTCTGATATGAGCTCGGTGGCGTCGGAAAATACTTCTTTCGCAGGGCATTATTCACCTGGCTCAAAATATCCGGTGATTAGCAAAGTTCAGGCGGGCGCCTGGTGTGAAGCGGTTGAGCCGTACACCCTTAAAGATATCGACCTTTGGCTTGAATCAGATGCTCACATTCAGGGGGAGGCGTTCTGGCTGCAGGTTGATGGTGACTCAATGACAGCACCGGCGGGTCTTAGCATCCCAGAAGGAACCTTTGTCCTCTTCGATACTGGGCGCGAGGCAATCAACGGCAGTCTGGTAATAGCAAAGCTATCCGATTCGAACGAGGCAACATTTAAGAAGTTAGTGATCGACGGTGCGCAGAAGTACCTGAAGGGTTTAAATCCACAGTGGCCATTGGTAGCGGTGAATGGTAACTGTCGAATTATCGGTGTTGCAGTAGAGACGAAGATGCGGCTGGTCTGATCGGCAAGGTGTTTTGGTCGGCGTATAGCTGGTAATGACTGCTTTAAGGTTCACATAAAAAGACACAAGCACCTCGATAAAAACACAGCACAAAAAAGCATGTGAAATGCTTAAGTATGTTAAAATAAAGGATCTAAAATGAGCAAATTTGGATGTGATATGAGCAGGCAACTTACCGTTTTCGATGAAACATCACCCATGACTTTTGATGACTTCGCCAGGGAAAATGGAGTTACCTACTGGCTCGCATCAGATTTGGCTATGATGCTTGGTTACAATGGGATGGATCAAATCCTCAAAGCCATTAATAAGGCCACTTCAGTATGCGTGAATCTCGACATTCCCGTGTATGACAACTTTATCCAGATGCCATCTGAAAATGCGGTCAATGATTTTAAGCTCACAAGGTTTGCATGCTATCTGACTGTTATGAATGGTGACATTGGAAACAGTAAAGTCGCTAATGCACAAGCATATTTTGCTGGGCTAGCAGCTGAGATACAAGCGGCGTACCATAACCATGACGCCGTCAACCGTGTATATTTACGTGGCGAAATCACATCACGAGAAAAAACTCTTAGCCACGTAGCCCATAAGCATGGGGTTGTAGATTATGGACTGTTCCAGAATGCCGGTTATCGGGGCATGTATAACATGAACTTACGACAACTGAAGGCCAAGAAAGGTCTTTCTGACAAAGATGGCACCATGCTTGATTTTATGGGAAGTGAAGAGTTGGCGGCTAATATATTCCGCATCACGCAAACTGAAGCCAGAATCAGGAACCAGAACCTTCAGGGTCAGGGCCAGTTAGAAAATGCTGCTGAGATCGTTGGTAGATCGGTTCGCAATGTAATGATATCCAACACCGGTACAGCACCTGAAAATATTAAGCTTTCCCAGGACAAAATCCAGAAAGTTAGAAGCAGCATTAAAAAAACACACAGGGCGCTTGTAAAGCACGACAAAAACAAGCCTTAATCCTACAGTAGAATAGCCTAAACACCCGGCCCCGCGCCGGGTTTTTTGTGCCTGCCGATCCCCATTCGACCACCACCACCACGTCAGCGTAACCAATTGAATATTATGGGATGCTGGCATTAACGGCGCCTATCCCCCGCCAGGCGATTACCACCACCGATCCCCCTGGTAAACGCTGTCATCATTGGTAAACGGTTTACCATTGGTGACACCGTTAACCATCTATAAGCCTTTCCGCACTATCTCAGCCGCATCCCTGTTCACGCCCTTCCCTATCACGTTTCCTGTTTCCTTCCGGTACTGCTTCAGCTTGTCGATGATGTTTTGCTGGGTCATGGGTAAATCAGCCAGTGACAATTCCATCACCGCCCGCCCCATCGCCTGAATTTTCATGCTTATACGCTCTTCATCCAGAACCATGCACATCCCTCCTGCTGTTTTTTTAAGCGTAGCACTGGTATTTACAAAAATAAAATCACATCAAATTCATACTCTTAGTACTAATCAAAGATTTATTAATACTGGCGGTATTGCTATATATTAATACCGCTAGTACTGTTAACCCATCGAAACGAAACATCGACAGCTGAGCGAAGTTAGCCAGCGGCGAAGTTGAGATTCGGTCAGTCGAACGGCGCGACAGTAAACCATGCGTCGGACGCCCGGCGGGCTCAGGGAGAGCGGCAATGGTGCGTAACTGGAATGTTTTGGGCTGGCAGACGGTTATCAGCTAGTTGGTGAGGTAATGGCTCACCAAGGCGACGACGGCCTTCCCTGCTTCATTGTGGGGAGCCAGCGCCAAAGCATTTCTCCCGCATCAGCGGGTAACGACAGAGGGTAAGACGATGAAAAGCAGTTTATTAACAAGTGAGATTGAAAAAGATAAGGCTAATGAGATTAGCGAAATCATCTTCCAGGCATTGCAGGAAATCGACCCAGCAGAGTTTAAAGATGAGGACTCTGGTGGCCCAGAGAGGGCATCAGGCCTTGCTGATCAAATTTCAGAACGCCTTGTACTCAAGGGCGCATCTATCAACTAACCCGCTCCGGCGGGTTTTTTATCGGCCATACATAGGCAGATTTTCGAGTCTGCCCATTTATGACAACCGGCGGCCATCCACCGCCCATTGAAACACTGAATAAATGCGTTGAAGTCTTGTATTAACCGTTCCGTTCGCCGCGATAAGGCCAAGAGGATTTATGAGCAACCCTATCACAGTAGGTTTTTCAGGCCTGACGAAGCGAATTTTCGCGGGTCGGTCAAAGCCAAGCAAATTGGCACCCGGCGTTCGTGAGTTCACTGGTGAGAAATTTGATGTCACAGACGAGTCGCTATTTGCAGTGGCCCATCTTCTCGCGGTTCGTGATGACATCCTTATATTCCCGACAGCTGATGGGAAAGAGATTCACCTCCGCGCCGACATCAAAGAAAAGCGGGGGGCATCATGACAGTCACCCACAACGGCAAGCAGTACACCGCCAAAAAGCTCAACGATAACGAGTGGCAGCTGACATCGGTATCGGCACCGCGTGAAAAGCTGGTACTTAACCGCTGGCAGATGCATATCGCTGGCCTCCTGGAACAGGTTGAGGTGAAGGTATGATTGGAATGCACTACGGCACCGCATCAGTGCCACGTAGCGAGGTTTTACCTGGCACAATGCTGCAACACCACGGCAAAACTTATCGCGCCTCTGCGAACGTTGAGAAAGGCCTATACGCCTTCAACATCTTCGAAAAAACCATCATCAAAAGTGATTCCGTCGTTGTGCTGCTGAATGAGCGCGGCGAGCCGATGGTTCACTGATACCAACCACCCTATTCAACCGATCGGCCTGGCTCAATGCGGGCGGGATCTGCACATCCAAATTTCAGGAGTTCAGCCATGAACGCATACCTCACTTACGACCGCATCGAAGATCGGCCATGGGTTGAGCAGCAGCTCGACGACGAGAAAGAGAAGTGGATCGACGACCGGGCGAAAGAACTGATTGCCATGTTCCCTGCGAAACCTCTGGAAATGAGCAGCTTGTTCCTGCCCCAGGAAGCCCAGTTTGCGCTTATCGGAGAAAAGGCCGAAGAGGCATACAACGAATACATAAAGGCCTGCGCATATGCCCGTGCCGAAGAAGAATGGCAGCGCCAAGCGCCCTGCCCGTTTTAAGGAGTTATTATGAGCTTCGATCTGATTCAGTTCGTTAAGGAGCAGGAGCCGCTGTTTGTCGGCGCCCTTACCGACCAGTCTCTGACATGGGCAAAGGAATGCCAGTTCGCTATCCAGTTATTCCAGCGCAATCAAAAATTGGCAGAAACGGCGATTGCCAACCCCACCAGCGCCCAGAACGCGATCATCAACGTTGCAGCGGTCGGAATAAGCCTGAACCCTGCCAGCAAACTGGCTTATCTGGTTCCGCGCGACGGTATGGTCTGCCTCGATATCAGCTACATGGGCCTTCTGCACATTGCCCAGTCGGCTGGCGTCATCAAGTGGGGCCAGTGCAAGCTCGTTCATGCTGGCGACGACTACGAGACGCTGGGTCTCGATAAGGCGCCAGCTCACAAATACAACCCATTTGCTACACCTGACGATCGCGGCGCCGTTATCGGTGGCTACTGCACAGTTAAAACCGCTGATGGAGACTATCTCACTGAAGAGATGAGTCTCGCTGAGATAGAAGAAATCAGGAAAGTGAGCAAAGCGGGAACATCACCAAAAGGCCCATGGGTCAACTTCTGGTCTGAGATGGCCAGGAAGACGATCGTCAAAAGAGCATATAAATACTGGCCGCGTGCTGACCGTCTGGATAATGCCGTCGATGTGCTCAACGAGAGCGAAGGCATATACACGGAGCCAGTTATGCCCTACACCCCTGAAAGCGAGATCATTCAGTCAGAAGAAAACGCAAAACAGGAACTGACCAACACCGTCCAGTCGCTGTGTGAGGACATGAAGCATGCGAAAAATATGCATGCTCTAAAAACCCACTTCCAGGCAGCTTACAAAATGACCGTCGGAATGCAGCTTCAACAAGAGGTTCAGGCCGTCTATGCCAAGTGCAAAGCAAAATTCGAAGAGGTTACGCAATGACAGCTCTTTACCAGATCGCCAATGATTTCGCAAAGCTGACTGATTCAGGAATGGAGCCTGAAATGATAGCCGACACTCTTGATGGCATTGAGTGGGAGCTGGAAGCAAAGGTCGAGCAGGTCCTTGCTGTCTGCAAAAACGAATCTGCTTATGCCGAGGCGCTGAAAGAAGAAAGCAAGCGTCTTGCAGAGCGCGCAAAAGCCGCAGAAAACCGTGTGGCGAGCATGAAAGATTATGTGGCCACCTCCCTCGAAACAGCAGGAAAGAAATCACTGAAGGCAGGCATTCATCAGGTAACGGTTCGCGCGCCTTCCAAGTCAGTAGAGATTACAGATGCCAGCGCACTTCCTCCGGAATTCGTCGAATACGAGACGAGCATCAAGCCAGACAAATTGGCTATCAAACACCAAATAGAAGCTGGCGTGGATGTACCTGGCGCGCAAATAAAACTCGGCAAACCTTCACTCATTATCAAGTAGGTGGAGCCATGAAACGAACACCCTTTTACCGCAGGCCCGGGCGAACCGGGCAATTCTCCGGCCTCCGCGAACGCGTTATCTGGATGATTCAGACGCGCGGCCGCCCGGTAACCGGTAGCGAAATCGCTGAGAAGTTTGGCGTAACGCTCATCGAGTTTAACCGGGTTGCCAACGGCATTACCCGCGGCTCCGGACAGATAGCGCAGATCGTTGAGTCGGAAAAGTGGATCAACGAGGACGGCATTTGCGACCGGACATTCGAGCTGGTAACGAAGCCAAAGGTCGTAACGCCGCAGGGTAAATCGCGCCTGTTCACCCGGCGCGCTATAGAGCAATCGCAGGAAGGCAGACGGCAGGAATGCATTGAACGTGCCGCGCGCCGTAGCCGCCTAATTGCTCAGGGCCTCTACATCGACGAAATGGAGTCCATCCTATGACTCACGCTCACGACGACATCAGGGTTGGCACTCTGTGCCTTCCCTTCATTGGTAACGGCTGGCTAATGCCATGGGGTGAAGTGGTCAGCAATCCATTAAAGGCGCAGCGGCTCGCTGAGGAATATCGGGAAAGGCAGGAGGCGGCATGACAGCGAAATACTCACTTCTGTATGTCGATCCGCCATGGTCTTACGGCAACACCATCAGCAACGGAGCCGCTGCCGATCACTACTCCACCATGAAGCTCATCGACATCAAACGCCTCCCGGTATGGGAACTTGCCGCCGAAAATGCAGTGCTGGCGATGTGGTACACCGGCACGCATAACCATGAAGCTATTGAGCTGGCCGAGGCTTGGGGATTTACCGTTCGCACGATGAAGGGCTTTACCTGAGTGAAGCTGAATCAGAACGCGGAATTGCGCATCAACAAGGCGCTGGCCGAGGGTGAAATCACCGACTTTTACGACTTCCTCGATCTGCTTAACGCCGAGACGCGCATGAACGGCGGCAATCACACCCGGGCCAATACAGAAGACCTGTTGATTGCCACCCGCGGCGCCGGGCTGGAACGAAAGCACGCAGGGATTAAGCAGGTGGTATACAGCCCGCTCGGCGCGCACAGCGAAAAGCCGTGGGAAGTTCGCCACCGGCTGGAGCTGCTTTACGGCGATGTGCCGCGCATTGAGCTGTTTAGCCGCAGCGCGGCGCCGGGCTGGGATCACTGGGGAAATCAGTGTGCCACCTCCGCGGTTGAATTGCTACCTGGCTGCGCCATTGATGTTGTGAAAACGGAGGCCGCATGACGCCAGAAACAGATAACGCCATCCGCACAGCCTGCCGCCGCTGCACCGAAGAAATCCAGCAGGCCATGCGCAAAAAGCCAAAGCCTAACTGGAACGAAACAGTGCCGCCCATCATCAACAAGCATCACAAGAAAATTGAAGCTCTGGGAGTTAGCCTCCTGGAGTTCGTCGTATACACAGGTCGGCTTAATCGCCGCTTCGGAGTTGATTCGTGAAGGTTGAAAAAAGCGATGTTCTGGCGTTTACCATTTCAGATGTTGAACGCCTCGACCCGGTAAGGGTGATGATTGAAAACTATGAGCCCGGTAAGGGGCGCATCACCATCACCTGCTTCGGTAAGGCCTGGACCGGTGCCTGGTTTGCTATGGGCGGTGATACCGTGCAGGACTTCATTAAGCGCGTCAGCAATGAGTACCTTATAGGCTATTTCGACCCGCAACTGCAAAGCACGGTGGATGATGACAACGACGCCAACCTTGAATTCGTCAAAGGTGAGATCATCAAGCTCCGGCGCCAGCAGGAAATCGATGCTGATGATGCCAGGGAAATGTGGGAGGAGGCAGAGGGTGCTGAGGATGTGAAGGCTAACTGTTGCGATTGCCGAGTCGGTGAGAAGTTGCTGGAACTACTTGGTGATGATCCGTGGTATGCCAAATGGCCGGCAGTGCCAAATCACAATTATCAATACCTTGAACGCATCATCGACGCAGTGCGCGGCGGGATCGTAGAACTGGAGCGTGCCGCATGAATAGAGCCTCGCCCGTTGATTTGAGGAAAAGCCTCGAAATCGCCAATAACCTTGCCCACATCGGGATTCGCTTTGTGCCGATTCCGGTGGCGACCGAAGAAGAATTCCAGACGCTGGCCGCCGAGTTATCGCTACGGCTTGAGCAGATGGCTGTCGAAGCCGAGAAGAATGAAGGCGGTGCTGCATGAAGGCACTAATCACCAGGGAGCTTAAGGCTCCCTTTTTATTGCTGGCGTTCACATTCAACCGAATTAACCGACAGTTCCGGGAGCACTGACCATGGACATCATCGATACCGCAGCAGAGATTGAAGAGCTTCAGCGTAACGCTGCCCTTTCCGCTCACCGCATCGACCGTAATGCCGTTTCAGCGGAGCATTGCGAAGAATGCGACGAACCAATTCCCGAACCGCGGCGCGCTGCCGTTCCCGGCTGCCAGACGTGTGCAGAGTGCCAATCCGTCATCGAGCTGAAGAATAAGCAAAGGGGGTTGCAGTGAAAGAGCGCGGAATGATTTTCAACGGCGAGATGGTGCGCGCCATCCTCGACGGCAAAAAGACGCAGACGCGGCGCATCATGAAGGTTCAGCCGTCTGATGGTTTCCACCCAACGCATAACGGTTACGATCTGGATTTAAACGCACACTGGTACACACCTGGCGTGATCGATAAAAACGGATACCTGCAACCTGCAAAGAAAGATGCATTTGGCGTTGCTGATGAGAATGAAGGCTATACCTGCCCGTTCGGTGCCGTCGGCGATCGCATCTGGGTGCGCGAAACGTGGGCTGAAGCTGGTGCTGGCGCGCCGGACCTGAAACTTTATCGCGCGGATTACCCTGAGCATGTTCCAACTCATTACGAGAATGTGCCGCTGGCTGATGAAATACGCTGGACGCCTTCGATTCACATGCCGCGCTGGGCTAGTCGTCTAACTCTGGAGATTACCGGAGTGCGAGTTGAGCGATTGCAGGCCATTACCCTTGGGGATATCTGTAAGGAAATCGGCTGCGGTCTTTACGACTTCCGCCCTGCTACTTATGGCTTTCAGGTGTGGGAAGAACTGTGGAAGTCCATCTACGGCGAAGAAAACTGGCAGGCCAACCCCTGGGTCTGGGTAATCGAATTTAAGGTGGTGCCCAATGTTCAGGATAATCCAGCCTAATACCTGGTACGCCGATCCCCACGGCGCGTCCTGCAAAATCCTCCGCGCCACCCACGAAGTAATCCACTACATCCGCAACGGCCGCACCTGCATTGCCAGCATGGGCCGCTTTCAACACGAATTCGAACCGCTGACCAAAGCACAGGCCGAGCGGATCGCAGAAGAAATCGAAACAGCAGAACACCTGAAGAAGCTGCGTGCCCGGCGCGCTGCCTAAGGAGAGATTATGGGAAAGGTGACGTTTGTATTTGAGTATGAAGATGGCAAAGAGCCGCCAGTTAACGCTGGCATGGAGTTTATGGGAGGTAAGATTGTTGCAGTCTCGTTTAGTGATGCGCTTGAGTGCCTCGAAGAGGATTTTCATGAATGTTCACGGGGTAATTTAACAGTTGAACAAATTATTTCTGATCTCAACGAGTCTGGTCCGATAAGCAGAACCTTGACCGGCAATATGAATATCAAAACCATTGGCTAAACCCATCAATGACGCAACCGATAGCCAGTTATGAGCTGGCTATTGGGTGCGAATGCACCGCCTCACATCCCTTGATGTTATTGCCGCCTACGGGCGGCTTCTTTTTGCCTGGAGAAAACCATGAGCGACATTATTCAGTTGGTACCGAATAAATGGGTCACAGAGGAACTTTTAACTGCGACAACCGGCATGTCAAAGCACATGATTCAGCATGCCCGCCGGTCTACCTGGATGGAGGGAAAGCATTATCGCCATGTTGCCCCTGATATGGCACCTAAGCAAAACAGCCCAATCATGTATAACCGCGATGAGATAAACCACTGGATCGAGCACCAAAGCCCAGCGAAACGCCGGAGAATATCTGCTTAAATGTCCTTTGGCACATCAAACGAGGAATGATTATGGCAGCATACCCAACAGGCGTAGAGGTTCATGGCGAATCGTTACGCATATGGTTCATATATCAGGGGAAGCGTGTCAGGGAAAATCTCGGCGTTCCTGACACGCCAAAAAACAGGAAAATGGCAGGCGAACTTCGGGCTTCAGTCTGCTTTGCGATAAAGACAGGCACATTCAATTATGCCTCGCAATTCCCTGATTCATCGAACGCAGAGAAATTCAGCACTGTCAGAAAGCAAATCTCACTACTTGAACTGAAATCGAAATGGCTTGGGCTTAAGGAGATGGAGCTTAGCCTCGGGACGTTGAGGCGTTACGATTGCCACCTCACAACCACTATCGAAACAATTGGTGAGCACAGGTATATCGGCAGCCTGAACACTGAAGATATCCTTAGTGCCAGGAAGGAGCTACTGAACGGCTGGCAGAAGACCAGACATGGCCTAAATCATCCACCCAAAAAGGGAAGAAGCGTTCCTACAGTCAATAGCTATATGGCATGCCTTGGCGGGATGCTGAGCTTTGCTTTCAAAAGTGGCTACCTGAAAACCGATCTGATGGCAGGTATTACCCCTCTCGCAAAAGAAAGACCCATTCCAGATCCTCTTACTTCTGATGAGTATCAGAGAGTGGTTGCGGCCTGCCCAACGCTACAGTTTCAGAATATGGTTATCTTTGCGGTAAATACAGGCGTCAGGCATGGCGAACTAAGCGCGTTATCCTGGGAGGATGTGGATACTGTCAACTGGACTGTTACAGTGTCACGGAACTATTCCCTGAAGGGAAACTTCACCCTGCCAAAAACCAACGCCGGGATTCGAACAATACAGCTGACCCAGCCAGCAATTGATGCCCTCAAGGCGCAAATGCCACTGACTAGAATGATGGCATCCCACAAGGTAAGCGTCAGCCTACGGGAATACAAAAAAAAGAGAACCGATGAATGCACCTTTATATTCTCGCCGTCCATTACTTCAATGAACGGTAAGAAGACGATGTGCTACGTCCCCGGATCCATTAATTCAGCCTGGCGCACTGCCCTGCGTCGTGCAGGCGTCCGACAAAGACGGTCTTATGAAACCAGGAACACATATGCGTGCTGGGCACTGGTCGCCGGAGCGAACCCAAATTTCGTTGCGCACCAGATGGGCCATTCGTCAGCGCAAATGCTATTCACGGTTTACGGTAAATGGATGACCGAGAATAACCATGACCAGGTGGGCATTTTGAACGCATCATTTACTCAAAATGCCCCACTGATGCCCCATAGAAAAACCGCATAACCTTAACTACCTGATTTAACATATTAATATCACTTCAATCATGATTCATCTGGATGAGCAAGGTCGGATCGTTTGCCTTTAGCTTCCTGCCGGTAATGTTCTGTATCGCCATTCCTCTGGGTCTGGCGCGCGAAAACAAAGGCGTGGCGGCGTTTGCGGGCTTCGTTGGCTATGCGGTCATGAACCTTGCGGTTAACTTCTGGCTGACCGCCAAAGGGATCCTGCCGACGACCGACGCGGCGGTACTGAAAGCCAATAACATTCAGAGCGTGATTGGTATTCAGTCCATCGATACCGGGATCCTTGGAGCCGTGATCGCGGGGGTGATTATCTGGATGCTGCACGAGCGCTTCCACAACATCCGCCTGCCCGATGCGCTGGCCTTCTTCGGCGGGACCCGCTTTGTGCCAATCATTACGCTGGTTGTGATGGGTCTGTTTGGTCTGATCATCCCTCTGATTTGGCCGATTTTTGCCATGGGGATCACCGGGATTGGCCGCATTATCAACGGCGCGGGTGATTTCGGCCCGATGATTTTCGGTACGGGTGAACGTCTGCTGCTACCGTTTGGTTTACAGCACATCCTGGTTGCCCTGATCCGCTTTACGGAAGCAGGCGGCACCATGGACGTTTGCGGTCATTCCGTTAGCGGCGCGCTGACCATCTTCCAGGCCCAGCTGAGCTGCCCGGCCACTCACGGCTTCTCTGAAAGTGCGACGCGTTTCCTTTCTCAGGGTAAAATGCCTGCCTTCCTCGGCGGCCTGCCGGGTGCTGCGCTGGCGATGTACCACTGTGCCCGTCCGGAAAATCGTCATAAAATTAAAGGTCTGCTGATCTCCGGCGTTATTGCCTGCGTGGTGGGCGGTACGACAGAACCTATCGAGTTCCTGTTCCTGTTCGTGGCACCGGTACTGTACCTCATCCACGCCGTACTGACGGGCCTGGGCTTTACCGTGATGGCTGTGCTCGGTGTGACCATCGGTAACACCGACGGTAACGTGATTGACTTCGTGGTATTCGGTATCCTGCACGGCCTGTCCACCAAGTGGTATCTGGTGCCGGTTGTGGCCGCCATCTGGTTCGCGGTTTACTACGGGATCTTCCGCTTCGCCATCACCCGCTTCAACCTGAAAACGCCTGGCCGCGATACCGATACGGCCACCAGCGTTGAACAGGCGGTGGCCGGTACCGTTGGGAAATCCGGATATAACACGCCGGCTATTCTGGCGGCGCTGGGCGGTGCGGATAATATTACCTCTCTGGATAACTGCATCACCCGCCTGCGTTTGTCGGTGGCGGACATGTCCAAAGTGGATACCAACGCACTTAAAGCTAACCGGGCTATTGGCGTAGTACAGTTAAATCAGCACAATTTGCAGGTCGTCATTGGCCCGCAGGTACAGTCAGTGAAGGATGAGCTGGCAACCCTGATGCGAACCGTCGAAGCCTGA